GTACCTGCCACACGGGCATCCCCAACGCCTGCACCACAGCGCCGAAGTCGCGCAGTAAGTACGCTTACTTTCACACGGGCGCGGTCGACATTACGGCGGGAGAGATGGCCGTGGGTCGGATTTCCACGGGCGGCGGCTATGTCGACATCCGTTGGGGCTTCCAGGCGGCGGCCGAGCACTACGACTCGACCAGCGCCCAGGCGGCCGTGGTCCGGGCCGGCGAGGACAAGCACGGGATCTGGGTGGCCGGCGCGGCGCTGCCCGGCGCCGACCTGGCCGAGCTGAAGCGCTCCCCGCTGTCGGGTGACTGGCGGCGCATCGGCGGGCAACTGGAGCTGGTGCACGCGCTCGCGGTCAACTCCCCCGGGTTCCCGGTGCCGCGCGCTTCGGTGGTGGCCGGCGCCCAGCTCGCCCTCGTGGCGGCCGGCGTGCTCCAGGTGGACGAGGAAGCCCGGACCAGCTTCAGTCCGGACGACGTGCACCAGCTCGTCATCGAGACAGTGCACGCGACCCGGCGCGCGGAGAGCAACTACGCTCGGGCCATGGCCGCGCTCGGCGCGATGGATGACGCGGCCGACACGAGCACCACGGCTCAGCGCCGGCTACGGGCACTGAGCGCCGCACAGACGTTCGGCCTTCGGTTCAGGCACGGCTGGATCCCGATTGGCGACAGCGAGAAGACCAAGGTCAAGTTCAAGGGAAAGCACGACCAGCTCGTCGAGTCGAACCTGGCCAAGGGCGAAAGGGACGGCCCTACGCTTCACGGCTTCGGCAAGGCGTTCGAGGGCAAGACCGCGCGGAAGGTAGCCGAGGAGTACGAAGCCGGCAAGCACGGCACCGACCCGAACAAGATCCCCCATCAGGCCCGGCTGTTCCTGAAGGGGCGCAAGAAGGCGAAGGCCGACTTTGAGGCAGCCAGCGTGCTGCACGGCTATACCAAGAACAGCACGCGCTCCGACTGACGGAGCCACGGAAAGAGGAAAACGCGATGTGTGGATGTGGTAGTTCGGCGGTCTCCGGGCCGTCCGGCGCGGCCGTGGTACACGTGGCCACGCCGAACCGGGGCGAGGTCAAGGAGTTCGACGACAAGGCGACGGCGGACGCCTACGTGGCGGCCCTGGGTGGCGGTACGGTGCTCACGCAGGCCAGGCAGTTTGCGCAAGCCGCATGACCGACCAGAAGCCCAGCGTTGGGCGGATCGTGCACTACCAGTCCTACGGCACGCCGGGCGGCGAATACCAGAGCGTCTGCCGCGCTGCCGTGGTGACCGAGGTCCACGGGCAGGACGGCTCGGGCGATGTGGTGAGCCTCGCCGTGCTCAACCCCGAGGGCATGTTCTTTAACCGTCGCGTGCCGCAGGGCGACCCGGGCCATAGTGGCGGCACCTGGCACTGGCCCGAGCGGGTATAGGCGGTAGCACGTGGCGTATCCGGTCGACGTGACCACGGTCGTCGTCAACGGCTCATTCACGGCGGCCCAGCCGAGCGGCGCCGTACCCACCGGTACCGTCTCGTTCTACCCGAACGTGATCCTGGTGGACGCGGGCACGGGCGTCATCATCGAGCCGGCGCTGGTCACGGCGACCCTGGACGTTGCCGGCGCCTTCTCGGTGACGCTGATGTCCACCGACGACACCAGCGTCCAGCCGGCAGGGTGGGCGTACTGGGTGCGCGAACGCATCGACGGGTACGGCGAGCGCGTCTATGTTGTGCAGCTCCCGGCGGCCGGCACCCCGTTCCGACTCGGTGACCTCACCCACCTGACGACGCCACCGGCCGTGACCACGTTCGTTCTGGTCTCGCAGATCGGGCAGCCCAACGGGGTCGCCTCCCTGGACGGCTCGGGCCAGGTGCCGGCGAGCCAGCTCGGCAACGCATCGGGCGGCGGCGGGGTGCCCAGCTCCCGGACCATCGCCACAACCGCGCCGCTGACCGGCGGGGGCGACCTGAGCCAGAACCGCACTCTGGCAGTCTCGGGGGCGACCGGCGCGGCGGCCGGTGTCGTGCAATTGGCCGGCGACCTGGGTGGTACGGCGACCGCGCCGACCGTTCCCGGGCTGGCCGGCAAGGCGGCATCGGTCCACACTCACGTGGAGAGCGACGTAGCCAGCCTGGTTGCCGACCTGAGCAGCAAGACGGACAAGGCAACGCTGACCACGAAGGGCGATATCTATGCGGCCTCGGGCGCGAGCACGCCCGCGCGCGTGGCGGTCGGAGCCAACGGGACTGTGTTGGTGGCGGACTCGGCACAGGGGTCCGGCGTTAGGTGGGCCATCCCGTACGCGATCCCGCCGTTCAGCGTGCCGGGTACCGTGGCAGTCGCGGCCGGCGCGGCGAAGATCTACAACGACTCGGGCCGGACGCTGGCCGTGCAGTCGATCCGGGCCTCGGTCGGCACCGCGCCGACCGGTGCCAGCCTGATCGTGGACGTGAACAAGAACGGTACGACGATCTTCACCACGCAGGGCAACCGGCCCACGATCGCGGCGGCCGGAACGACCTCGGGCAAGGTCACGAACATGGACATCACCAGCCTCGCCGATGGCGACTCCCTGACCGTGGACGTGGATCAGGTGGGCTCGGGCGTGGCCGGCTCGGACCTCACGGTGCAGATCTCGGTGGCCTGACGTGTCGCGGCAGTTCGTCAAGTCGTTCCACACGGACTACATCACCATGTCAGCGGGTGCGGCCAGCGGAATCGACGGTGGCCCGGTGACCCTGGCCCTGCTCTGGAAAGCCGACTCGGTGACGGACGCGGGGCTCATCACCGGGCGCAACGGCTCGGCGGCCAACGTGGTCGACGTGAACCCGTTCAGCGGGGATGGCCTCAACTACTTCGCGGCGGGCGGCTTCACGTCGACCTCAGCGTGGACCTCGGGCGTCTGGTACCTGTCCGCCTGGACGAAGGCCAACGGATCGGCGGCCGTGCGGTCGCACACGTACAACTACACCACTACCACCTGGATCCACGCGAACCATGGCAGCGTGAGCGATTCGGTCAACGGGCCGGTGGTCGACTGGCGGATCGGGATGATCGCAGGCTCGGACCGGCTGGACGGCAAGATAGCGGCGGCCGGCGTGTGGGGCTCCGTGCTGGCTGACCTCGCGCTGGAGGGCATGACGGCCACGCTCGCGTCCTGGCTGGCCCAGTCCCCGCTGGCGCTCTGGGGGCTCAACCAGGGCTCGGTGGCGACCAACGTGGTTGACCTGACCGGCGGGGGTGCTGACCAGATCGACATCAGCGGCACCAACGTGTCAGCCGACGAGCCGGCTCCGTGGTCCTACAGTCTCGGGCCGGGCGGTCCGGCGCCTGGTCGGTGGGGGATGGTGCATATCTGATGGGTGCCTCCGAGGAGATCGACTACCTGCTAGGTGTCCTGGCCGGCATGGCGCGGCAGGACACCAGCGAGCCGTGGCCGGACGAGTTCGCCAGCGTCGGCACCGCGTTGCACCCAGCGTCCACCGAGCGCCTGATGGAGTACTGGGCGCATGGGCCGGGCGCGGCAAAGGTCCGTTGGCTTGAGCCGTGCGCGTTCTGCCGCTGCCTGGAGCACGTCGGCAAATACTTCCGGAAGAACCCGAAGGGCCTGTGCGCCAACCTGGAGAAGCGTGCCACGGGGCATCGGCCGAACGTCGAGAACAGCCGGACCAAGCATTGTCCCTGCTAGGCGGCACTGTCTGTCTACTATGGACGGATCTTGAGCTGGATCCTTTACGTGGTCGATCCGGATGAGCGTTCTTGCAGGTCAGGGGCTAGCTCTTGGGCCACGCCGCATACAGCCACGTGAGGGCGATGAGGAACAGGCCGACCCAACCCAGGTGAACGCTGGTACCGGCCGCCGCGCGGGCTCGGGCCGAGAAGCCGTACAGGCCGAGGCACAGTACGCCGAGGATCAGCAGGACGAGCAGAAGTATGGTCATGGCTCATGGATACCCGTTTCGGGGCAGCGCCACACTGTGCCCTGTAGGCTAGGGTCTATCACCCGAATGGACAGAGAGGGGCGGGTCTAATGCGGCTGCTGTGGGCCATCTGGCTAGCAGTGCAGAACCTTCCCGGCACCCTCAAGCGGATCGAATGGAAGCTGGGGAAGATCATGGGAGTTCTGGAAGACGTGGACGCGCAGGTCACAGCCATTGAGGCGGCCGTGACCGACATCGAGGCCACGGAGCAGCAGGTGGCCGAGGCCGCCGCTGCCATCGAGGCGAAGCTGGCCACCCTCGGCCTGACCCAGGCGCAGCAGGACGCGCTGGCCGCCGACGTGCAGCGGATGCGGGACGCGACCTCTTCGCTCACGGGCGTGAAGACCGCGCTCAACGACGTGACCACCGGCCTCAACGACGCGACCGCCGGCACCACGCCGGCCCCGTAAGGCGGTACGATCCGAACGGATTGACGACCCCGTGGGGGTAATAGACGCAACGCCCGGACTCTTTATCCCCGTGGAGAGTCCGGGCGTTGCGTCGTACGTGGATCAGTCGATGGCCTGCCAGTGCTGGCCGGCGAACGTTACCCCGCCCGGCTGCCAGGCCAGCGCGGCAAGCCCGAGCGCCAGGTGGTTGAAAGCGTTGGCCGTGGCGCCCTTGGTCTTGGAGCGGTACTGGATCACGTCGCCCTGGCTGGCTACCACGTCCACGGCGAGCGCGGCCCACTCGGTGATGCGGAGCTGCCGGGCGGCTGGCTCCATCCGGCGTAGCTCCATGATCCGTAGCGGCACGGCAGCGCTGAGCGCGATCCCGAGTAGACCATCAGCGTCCGGCCGGCTCATGCGCCTTGCAGCCAGTCTCGGGGCTTGAACCCGCCCCGCTTCAGCCACTCATCTAGCGCCCCGAATAGCTCGGCCGCCCGGCCGTACTCCAGCGCGGCGGCTTCGGTGAAGTCGCGGGCCGCGTTGCCGCGTTGGATGGCCTCGCGAATCTGGGCCAGTGTGGCGTCTGGGTCCATGTCACACGCTCCAGCCTGCCGGGCGGCGCTCGCGGATCAGGTCACGGACCGAGCGCCTGGATACGAACAGGAACCCGCCCCGCAGGGTCTTGGCCAGGTTCGCCTCGTAGGCGACCTTGTACCCGTACTGCCGGCTGATTCCGATCAGGGTTCCGACCAGCTTGAGCGGAACCAGCTCGTCCGGGTAGCCGATGTGCCAGGAGACGAGTCGACCGAGCGGGGTGCGCCAGAACTCTTCGCCGTCCGGCTCCGAGATCAGGCACTCGGCAACCTCGCTGGCGGCAGCGGCGGATGCGGCCTCGTCGTCGATCGCGTACAGCCGGGCCACGAGATCGCGTACGACGTAGGTCACGGAGACGCCTTCGGGGCACTTCCCGAACAGGCGGGTGGAGCGCCGGTACAGCCCGGCGACGAGGTTCATGAGCTGGTCGCGGACCAGTTCTTGGCTGGTGATGGTCATCGCTCTCCCCCCTTCATCTCAGTGAAGGCGTCGGCCCAGTCCCGATCTGTCCAGAGGTTGGCGGTGCCGGTGGCGGGGATGTAGCTCCACCAGTCGGACCGCGCAGCGGAATCCCTTCCGCGCTTGCGATCGCGCTTCGAGCGCCGCTGGAAGCCGGGGGAGAGGTGACGGAGGATCGAGCCCCACATCTCCAGGTAGAGCGAGTGGAGCTGGTCGTCACGCGCCGTGTCCTTGAACTTCACGTATCCGATGTCGTCGGCCATCCGCGCGAGCGCGGCCCCCCATTGCGCCTTCGTGCAGTAAGCCCGGTACTCGTAGTCCGTGCCGGCGAGCTTGATCGTCTTGCCCAGCTCGGGCAGATAGTCCTGGCGTAGCCGGTTGAGATCCTGGGCGCGGCGTGTGCGGACCTGGAGCACACGCGGATCCTTGTTGGGGTCGAACGTGCCGGGTGGTCGCAAGGCTGGCATAAACATTCCGTCACTTGTCGCTACAAACATGGTCTTTTCCTCCAGGTGGTTCGGGCGCCGACAGCGCTCCAGGTGGGAGGATTCCGGCGCCCGCGCGTTGGGTCAGGAGCCGATGTCACTCGACTTAGGGACATAGAGCCGGGCGAGCAGCTTCAGGGCACGTGGCGCGATGTACCGCTGCACGCTCATTCCGCTGACCCGCTGGGTACCCGGCGCGACGCCGATCGGATCTCCGGCGGCATCTTCGATCAGAGCTTCGCCTTCGGACTTAATCGAAAACACGCCCGTGGTCTCCTGGCTTTCGAGCCCCGTGGGTCGAGAGATGCGGATCATACGGTTCGGGTCGCCCAGGTCGGCGGTAATCCGCATGACCGGCCGGCCTTCCACGTGCAACTCATAGATGGAGACGGAGCCGAGGGTCTCGGTGTAGTGGATTGAGGCCTCGTTGCCAAGCTTCATAGTGGTCCCCTCCAGGTGGGATTACGGATCTAGCGTGAGCGGCCGGGCCTTGAACCCGGCTGGCTGCCAGTCGCCCAGTCAGTTGACGCAGCACCGCATGTCGCCGCACGGCTGTCCGCGCGCGGGGCATTCGCTGCCTCGTGGGTGGAAGTGGTGGCACCCGCAGCAGTACTCCGGATCGTGTTCCTCGTGTCCGTCACCTGGCTCGTGCTGACAGTGCTCGTGTACCAGCTCAAACGTCATCTTGGCTGACCTCCCTGGTCGTTGTGTATGCCTTGACTATACACGCCACATGACAGACCTGTCAACTGAGCGGGCAAAGCGAACGGCACCCCGGAGTGTTCACAGAGTGCCGTTCGCTACCTGGAGGCAGGAGGACCAATTCCGACCCTTGCGATCGAGTGTAAGTCCTGACCTCACAACCGCGCCACCTTCTGTCGGTGTTTCCGGTGCGCCTTGCTGGCCGATCATCGCTCCAGGTAGAGTCGCCGTAACCGAGGCGCGTCGGTGCTGGCTGTGGGCCGGTCGAGCGTGGGTACGGCGATAAGGACGCGCTACCCATGACGATCAAGCTGGATGAGATCCAACTCCCCTCCGACTTCTCCGCAGTGACCGACGACCAGCTTTCCGAGCTGGACTCCGTGGCCCGTGAAGCTGCCGGCCCGCTGGCCGAGCGCGTGGGCAACGGCGAAGACCTCAGCGACGACCACCTGCAGGCGCTGGAGCGCCTGTCCAGCGTCGTTACCGGGATCGCCCAGGAGCAGGAGCGCCGCGTTTCCGTCGCCTCGTCTGCCGCCGACAACGCGGCGCGGGCCAGTGCGGCAGCGGCCACCTTTGCGACCGCTGCGCCGGTCGCCCCCGAGACCGTGGCTCCCGAGGCCGTGACCCCCGTCGAGCCGGTCAGGGCACCCAGCGTGGGCTCCGTGGCTGCCGCCGGTACCGGCTCTCCGAGCCAGGCGGCGGCCGACACGACCGCGCCGGCCCGCGAGTCCTACACCCGCATGGTGGCGGCCAACACCGCACCGGGCATGACGCCGGGCCAGGAGTTCGCCGACATTAACCAGGTCGCCGTGGCGCTTGAGGCCGCGATGGCGGCCTTCGGCAACCTCGGCGAGGGCCAGGTTTCGCGGACCAACGTCGTGCAGCTCCAGCGCAACTACCCCGACGAGCTTCGCATCACAGCGAAGGACTCGCGGGGCACGATCATGGACAAGCTGGACGCGGCCGGGCGCGAGCCCGAGGGCGGCCTGGTCGCGGCGGCCGGTTGGTGCGCGCCGTCCGAGATCCTGTACGACCTCTTCGAGCTGGAGAACGGCACGGACGGGATCATTGACCTGCCCGAGCTTCAGATCCACCGGGGCGGCGTGCAGGTCACCCCGGGGCCGGACTTCTCCGCGATCTACGGCGGCGCCGGCTACTGGCACCAGACGGAGGCGCAGGTCATCGCGGCCACCGTCAAGCCGACGATGGTCATCCCCTGCCCGACCTTCACGGACAACCGCCTGGAAGTCGAAGGCGTCCAGATCACCGGAGCGTTCCTCCAGGATCGGGGCTACCCGGAGCTGGTGGCGCGGTTCACCCGGGGCGCGATGGTGGCGCACCAGCGCAAGCTCAACATCTTCGCAATCAACAAGATCGCCAACGGCTCGACGGTGTTCGACTACACCAACGCGGCCAACATGGCGACCACGACCACCGAGTTCAAGGATCTGACCTCGCTGAGCCGGCTACTGGCTATCGCGGGAACCCAGATCATGGACTACCGGTACAAGTACCGCATGGGCTTCGCGGCCACGCTGGAGTGCGTGCTGCCGTTCTGGGTGATCGAGTCGGTGCGTGCCGACGTGCAGCGCCGGATGGGCGTCACCCCCGATGAGGCGTACACCGTCTCGATTCAGCAGCTCACGGGCTGGTTCGCCGAGCGCGGCGCGCGCCTTCAGTTGGTCTACGACTGGCAGGAAGCGCTCAACAGCACCGGCTCCCCGAACACCGCGACCACGGTGGGCCAGTCCGCCGGCATCTACACCCTTCCGACCACGGTCTACATGCTGCTGTACGCGGCTGGTACCTGGGTCCGGGGCGTGGCCGACGTGATCCGCCTGGACACGGTGTACGACAGCACCAACCTCGCGCTCAACCAGTACATCCAGCTTTTCACCGAGGATGGGATCCAGGTCATCAAGCGTGGCTTCGAGTCCCGCATGGTGAAGACCACGATCGACCCGAGCGGCACCACTTCGGCCACGACCAACATGGTCACCGGCTGACCCTGAACGGAGCGGGGGCCGGCTGCAAACCGGCCCCCCGACCTCCCGAAAGGGGAGAGCATGAGCAGCATTTTCGAGCTGGTGGACGGCTTCCCCGTATCCGCGATCATGGTGGTCACGGACGCGGCGACGGTCGGCGTAAACGCCAGCTTCTCTCCGGTGATGCCGGTCAAGGGGACGATCGTCAAGGTCACCTACATCCCCTCGGCCGCCGTGACCGCGAACGCGACCAACTTCCGTACCTTGACGATCCGCAACAAGGGGACCAACGGGCTGGCCGGCACCACGGCGGTAGCCTCGCGGTCCTGGGCGGCCACCAACTCGGTGCTGAGCACGCCCGAGCCGTTCACCCTGTCGGGCACGCCGGCCAACCTGTTGGTTCAGGCTGGCGATGTGCTCGACCTGAACCAGACCGCTGCCGCCGCTGGTCTCATCATCCCGGCCGGCGCCTTCTCCATCTACATCGCACCGAGCCGGTAACGCATGGCCCAGCCGCCGCTTGTCCTGGATCCCCTGGCAGCACTTGACATACCGCCAGGTCTGTTCAACGTGGCCTCTGGCCCGCTGGATCTGCCTGACCACGGGTACACGTCGGGCGCTGTCTGGGCGCCGGACACGTGCTCGCTGGACCGGCTTTACCCGACCGCCTGCCTGAGTCCGCCCTACACCTCGTTCGTGCTGGACGCGGTTGAGCCGGTAGCCCAGGCGTTCCCGTTCGCGATCTACGCCTCGCTGTTGACCGGTGCCGCCGGCTACTCCGGGGCCGAGGCCGAGCGACGGGTGCGGGCCAGGCTCGTCCACACGGAGCAGTCGCTAGCGGAGAAGGCACTGTGGGGCGGCACGGCAACGCTGTTCACCAACCAGCAGAACTACGCCGGCACCATGCCCGGCACGGCTGGCGGGACCGGCGTCGCGGGTGTGGCTGGTGGCATCTTCGCCCAGCTCGCCAACGTGGGCGCGGCGGCCGGCTTCCAGGATCTCGGCACGGCAACCTCGGTGACGGAGGGCCTGTCCCTGCTGGAGCAGGCGGCGGCGGACAGCTACTACGGTCCGGCCGTGGTGCACGCACGTCCCCGCATCGCGTCGTACGCCGGCAAGAACGGGCTGTTCCGGGTGTGCGGCCTGCCGCCGGGGCCGACAAATAACTACATGTTTACCCAAAACCTGAACGTGTGGAACTTCGGGAACGGGTACGCCGGTACCGGGCCGACCGGCCAGGCGGTCGACGCGACCAGCGAATACATGTGGGCCACGGGACGGGTGATCGTCTGGCGCTCGCCGGACATCTTCGTCTCTGACCCTGACGTGCTGCTGGACCGCACATCCAACCAGCGCGGGCTCTATGCGTTCCGCAACTACATGATCGGCGTGGAGTGCTTCGCCGCTACCGTCAAGGTAACAAGGGTGTAAGGGAGAAAGGCGACATGGCAGCAGAGATCATCCTCGATCCCGAGCGCAGCCACGAGGAGCAGATGCAGGAGATCCTGGCGCTCGTGGAAGACGGCAGCGGCGACGAGGCGCACGTGCACTGGTACCCCCGGCCGGACAAGCCGCATGGCGGCGTGGTCGCGGTACCCGAGCACATCGCCGAAGCGCACGCCTCGCAGTCCAGCTCGGACGACGAAGCGGCCTCGGGCGACGAGCACGCCACTCCCCGCCGTCGCGGGCGTCCCCGCCGGGCGTCCCCGCCGACTCCCGCCGAGGCGCTAGCCCCGGTTTCGGGCGACGCGGGCGCGGGGAGCGGTGGAGGTAGCGCCTGATGGCCACTACCCAGATGCGTCGATTCAAGGGCAAGGCCATGCGCCTGACCTTGCTCGACGTCTGTGGCGCCATCGTGCACGGCGCCAGCTCGACCGTAGTGAACAAGGGCTTCGTCAAGGCGACGTTGCACCCCAACTACGAGAACAACACTTCGTACCTGGTGCGCAACGCGAACGACGAGTTCGAGATCAACGAGGAGGGTCTTCCGCTGTTGCGGTGGTGGGAGGTCACCCTGGAGTTCGTCAACGTGGACCCGGCGCTGGTCAACATCGTGGCCGGGACTCCGCTGGTGCTCGACGACGCGGGCACCCCGAACGTGATCGGCTGGCGCTCCCGCGAGGGCGTGACCAACCAGTTCGCGCTGGAGGGCTGGACGGACCTGTCGGGCGCGGCGTGCGTGGCCGGCACCAAGTCCTACGGCTACTGGCTGCTGCCGTTCCTGATTAACGGCCAGCTCGGGGACGTGGTAGTGGAGAACGCGGCGGCCACCTTCACGCTCAGCGCGCACACCCACAACAGCTCACCGTGGGGCGTCGGTCCGTACAACATCCGCAACAGCGCGATCTCCGTTCCCTCGCCGCTGCTGACCGCGATCAACGCGCTCGACCACTTCCACACGGAGGTCACGACCCTGGCGCCTCCGACTCCGACTGTTGGCGCGGTACTGCTGCCGTAACGGAAAGGAACCCGCGCCATGGCGCAGACTCTTGATTCACAACTGCTCAGCCTGAACATCCAGGCCACGATCAACAACCCGAAGGCCCAGCAGAGCGTCCAGGCCGTGCTCAACCTGGCCGCCGCTGCCGCGCTCCAGACCGGCACCGGAGCCAGCCAGGCCGACCGGCTCTGGGCCGACACGCGCACGATCGCGATCTCGGGCACCGACCCGCTCGACCTGGCTGGCGGCCTGATCGACGCGGTGGGTACCACCATGACCCTGTTGCGCGCGAAGCTGCTCTACCTGAAGGCGTCGGCGGCCAACACCAACAACCTCGTCGTCGGCAACGGCACCAACCCGTTCATCAACTGGGTTGGTGCGGCGGCCCATACGGTGACGGTCCGACCGGGCGGGATCTTCCTGCTGTTCGCGCCGGATGCGGTGGCCTACGGGGTCACGGCCGCCACCGGGGACGTGTGGCAGATCGCCAACTCGGGCGCCGGTACCTCGGTGACCTACGACGTGGTGGTTATCGGCTCCAGCGCGTAACACGCGGCGCTACGCTGTCGGCAGGCACCACCATCGGGGGTGTGCCTGCCGACTTCCGTTTCAGGTGGAGGATGCATGGCCCAGAACGTTGACGCGCCATGCTCGGGCGTGGGCCTGTCCGGCTGGGTGCCCGACGTTTCCACCTGCACCACCTGGGGTGACTATTCGCCCGCGATCCAGAACTACGCGCTCCAGTTCGCCACCTACGTGCTGTGGGCGGCCACCGGGCGCCAGTACGGGCTCTGCTCGATCCAGGTCCGGCCGGTCCGGCACCGAACCATGCCGACGTACGTCACGTACCCGGCCGTGTTCGACCCGTGGGGCGGGAGCGCCGGCACCTTCTCCTGGGGCCTGATGTCCTCGGGCAGCGGTACCCAGCTCATCAACTTCGCCGAGATGCAGCCCGGGGCGCCGTCTGAAATCCTGCTGCCCGGCCCGGTCAACGACGTATCGAGCGTGAGCATTGACGGCGTGCTGGTGACGCCGAGCGCGTACCGGCTGGACGGGAGCCGCCTGGTGCGCCAGGACGGCAACTCGTGGCCGTTCGCCCAGGACTTGACCCAGCCGCTCGGGCAGCCCAACACCTGGTCGATCACCTACATCCGGGGCGAGCCGGTACCGGCGGTAATCAACGGTGCGGCTGGGCTCTATGCCTGCCAGGTGGCGAAGGCGCGCAGCGGCGGGGCGTGCGTGCTGCCGAACCGGATCACGTCCATCACGCGCCAGGGCGTCTCGGTGCAGACGGTCTCCGTGGACGAGCTGCTGGAGAAGGGCCTCACGGGGGTGTCCGATGTGGACACTCTCATCCTGGCCGTCAACCCGTTCCATGCGCGCTCGCGCCCGCGAGTGGTCTCCCAGGATGTGCAGAGGTTCCGCTGATGGCCTATGTTCCTGATCCGACCGTCTGGCCGGCGCTGGTCGACATCCTGGCCGCCTTCCAGGTGGAGCTGGCTAAGACGCACACTGCACCCGCGCACTACCGGCATGTGCCCGGCCTGGCCACCGTACTCGCGCTGACCCCCGAGGGGGATGAGTGTTGCGAGGGTGTGGCCTGGGTGCGGTTGACCGACATCTTCGCCAGCCTGGAGTTTCCCGCCCAGCAGTCCACCTGGGAGCCGGAGGGCGAAGTGAGCTGGACGGTGGTCACGGAGATCGGGGTGGCGCGCTGCGGGGGCGGCCCCGGCCCGAACATGGCCCCTACGGACGCCCAGTACCTCGCGGATGTCCAGACCCTCATGGACGATGCTGCCGCGATGCGTCGGGTCGGGCCGAACCTCAAGGCGACATCGACGCACATCCTTGACTACTTCTATGGTCCGGGCTCGTACAACCAGGGAACCGCCGAGGGTAACTGCATGCTGGGCGTGATGCACCTGTCTGTGCAGGTGCCCGCATGTGATGCGGCTGCGGCAGGATAGGGCCATGCCTACCGCACGCCAGCGCGACGACAAGCCGACTCCGAGCATCAGGCCGCGCGCCGTAACGGTGGCGCTGCCGGTCGAGGAGCCGGCGCCGGCCGGGCCTACCGCGCGGGCCTACCGCGCGCTGGTCAACTTCGACGCCTTCGAGCAGTACCAGGTGTACGACCTGGAGCCGGACGGCCGCACGTTGGCGCTGGTGGCCATGTCCTACCTGGAAGAGGTCTGAGCGTGCCCAGCGTGACCCGCATCAGGGTCGAGCTGCTTCCGCGTTCGGCTCTGCTGGCCATCGCCGCCAGCTACGCCTCCCCGCACGTGGCCGAGACGACCCGGCTGATCCTGAACCGGGCGCGCGTCATGGCACCGGTACGCACCGGTAACCTCCGGGCACTGCTGGGGATGAAGATGCAGGTCAGCCCGCACTTTGTGACCGGAACCGTGGAGTCAAAAGCCAAGTACTCGATCTTCGTGCACGACGCCACGTCCCCCCACGTCATCCGGGCCAAGGGCGCCGGCTTCCTGCGCTTCGAGGCGCCGGCCGGAACGGTCCACTTCCGCCGGATGGTCTTCCACCCGGGCACCCGGGGTGTTCCGTTCCTGCGCGAGCCGATGAAGCAGATCGGCACCGCGCGGGGGTACCGGACCACCGGGTACAGCGCGGGGTCCAAGATAGGGTTCGGCCTGTCCGGGTAGTACCGTCGCTTACATGACAGCCCCCGATGGACAGCGTGATACCGTCCTGCTTCCGCTTGGCACCGAGCCGGACCCCAAGAACGACCGCAAGACCCAGCCGCGCCTGATCGTGCTCCGCGTGCCGACCGAGGGCCAGATCCTCGTCCTGAGCCGGCTGCCGCGCATGATCGAGGATGCCCGAGTCCTGGAGGCGCTGATGACCTTCGGCGACGTGCTGGAGCGGCTGATCGTGCAGGACGAGGATCGGGAGTACGCCTACAAGGGGCTGGCCAACGAGACCATCCAGACCGGCGAGTATCTGGATCTGCTGGTCAAGCTGCTGGAGCACGTGGGCAAGCCGGCCGAGCAGGCACCGACCACCGGTCCGGCTGCGCGTAAGCGTCCGGTCGCGCGCACCCGTAGGTGACCGGCGAGGTCTCAGCGTCGCTGCGCCTTCGGTCGGTGGAGGTTGAGCTGGGGGGCTGGGTGTTCCGCATCGACCCGCTGCCGGCCGCCGACTGGATCGAGGCCGTCCTGACCGAGGATCTGGCCGCCATCTTCCCGGGCCTGCTGCGTGACCGGGGCCTGGAGGGCGACGTGTGGGCCATGCTGCTGGACGGGACAGCGGACCGGGCCGATCTGGTTGGCGCGGGTCAGCGCGCACTGGCGGACGCGTCCGGGCGTTCCTGGTGGGAAGCCCAGCGCTTGGTGCACGCGGCAACCGAGGTCCGGACCAAGCCGGTCGTCTTCGGCGCGCTGGTCCGCGCCGGGTTCGACTTCCAGGAGCGCTCGCTGGGGGCCTTCCTGGACGCGGTGTACTCGTTCGCCGTGGAGGGCGCTACCGATGAGGCGCGGCTACGCCTGGACACCGAACTCCGCTCCCCCCCACCTGGAGTGGACGAGCAGGACGTGTACTCGGACGAGGAGGCGGAAGCGGACTTCCTGCTGGCGCTCGGGGATAGCGGCAGCGGTGCGTAGATAGCCCGTACGCTGTGCCCATGGCCGCAACGCTGGGACGCGCGTTGATCGAAGTGCGCGCCGATCTCAGCTCGTTCCCGACCGAGTTGCGCGCCAAGCTCAAGGCGGCCCTGGAGGAGGGCGCGGCCGGGGTCAAGTTCGACACGATCGAGGAGGCCGCCGGCCGGGCTGGCGAGCGCGCGGGCACGAAGCTGGCCGATGGCGTGGACAGCAGCTCGCGCAACCGACTCCGCTCGATCGGGGAGAACTCGGCCACCCGGTTCGCGGACGGCTTCAGCTCGTTCCTCGGCCGGGCGCTGTTCGGCCGGGCTTCCATGTGGACGAGCCTGATCGTCGCGGGCGGGACCGCCATTGCCTCCCTGCTGCCCGCTGTGTACGCGCTGGCCGCCGCTGTGCCAACGGTGCTCGGCGGCTTGGTGGCGATGGCCGCGACGTTGGTCCTGGCCTTCCATGGCGTCGGCACCGCGATCGGCGCGGCCATGTCCGGCGACACCGAGAAGCTGAATGAGGCGCTGAAGAAACTCACGCCGGCCGCGCGGTCGTTCGTGCAGGAAATCGCCAAGCTCAGGCCAGAGCTTCAGGCGCTCCAGCGCTCCGTGCAGCAAGCGTTCTTCGTCCAACTGGAAGGCTCCCTAACCAGGGTCACCCGCAACCTGTTACCCACCCTGAAATCAGGGCTGACCGGCCTGGGTGCGAGCTTCGGGCAGGTCGGCAAGCAGATAGCCGACGCGCTGTCCGGCGGTACCGCCCGGACCGCCTTCGCCGACGTGTTCGCCGGGATGCGGACGGCCGCTTCCGCACTCGCGCCCGCGTTGGGCAACCTGACCCGTGCGTTCCTCCAGCTCATGTCGGCGGCGAACCCGATGGTCACCACTCTGGGTGTCGGGCTGGCCCACGTGGTCGACGAGTTCTCCAGGTGGATCGACAAGGCCAGCCAGAGCGGCGCGCTCAGCTCGTTCTTCGAGGCCGGGCTGACGGTGCTGCGGACCTTCGGCACGCTGCTGGCCAACGTCGGTTCGCTGCTGAGCGCCATCGTCAACGGCCTGGTGAGCGGTGGAGGGGGCGCCTTCCTGGGCGTGCTCGGCACGCTCGTCGGGATGCTGGCGGCCCTGTTCGCCAGCGCGCAGGGGCAATCCCTGCTGAGCACGCTCGGCGAGCTGGTCTCTGTGCTCGGTGTGATGCTGACCGCCGTGCTGACTCCGCTGCTGCCGGCTGTGGCCCAGCTCGTTGACGCCTTCGGCCAGCAGCTCGTGGGCGCGATCGTGGCGCTCACGCCGAGCTTGGTGCAGCTCGCCAGCGCCCTCGTGCCGCTGCTGACCTTCGTCGCCGACCACGCCGACGTGTTCGGCCCGATCGTGCTGGGCATCGTCGCCTTCTCGGGCCTGTCCAAGCTGTTCGTCCTGCTGGTGCCGGCCATCGAGGCCGCGACCGTCGCTATGTTGGGTTTCGACGCGGCGGCCGACGCGAACCCGATCGGCCTCATAACTCTCGCGATCGAGGCGCTGATCGTCGGGATCGTCCTGCTGGTGGCCAACTGGAAGACCGTCGCCCAGTGGGGTACGGCAGCCTGGCACGGGATCCTTGCCGCCGGAAAGGCCGTGTGGGAGTGGCTGAAGGGCGCCGGCTCTGCCGTGGGGGACTGGTTCGCGGGAATCGGCGACTGGTTCGCGGCGCTGCCCGGCCGGATCGGTAGCTGGCTGGCCGCCCTACCTGGAGCGTTGGCGCAGGCGTTCGTCAACGCGGTCAACGCGGCGGCCCAGGCGCTCGGCTTCGCGGTGGGCCTCATTATCGGCGAGATGCTGTTGCTCCCTGGCCGGATCGTCAACGCGATCTCCAGCCTGGGCTCGATGCTGGCCGGCGCCTTCTCGGCAGCCTGGGCCTGGGTGGTGAGTACCGTCCAGACCGGGATAACCAACGTGCTGGCCTTCCTGGAGGCGCTTCCCGGACGTGCGGCTGCCGCGCTCGCCGCGCTCCCGGGGATGATCGGCGGGGCGTTCCGGGATGCGTGGAATTGGGCGAAGCGCGAGGTCAGTGCGGGCGCCGACGCGGTGGTCGACTTCGCGCGCAAGCTGCCCGGCCGCATCGGCGGGTTCTTCGACAACGTAGGCCACGCGATCCTGAACGGCCTCAAGTCCGGGATCAACGGCGTGATCGGCTCGTTCAACCACGGCATCGACAACGCCGGGAGCTTCCTGCACATCAGCCTGCCGCACATTCCCTACCTGGCCCAGGGTGGAATCGTCGACTCGCCCACGCTGGCGATGATCGGTGAGCGGGGCCGTGAGGTTGTCCTGCCCACCGACAACCCGGCGCGGGCGCAGGAGTTGCTGGAGCAGTCGGGCCTGGCGAGCATGATGGCCCAGGGCGCGACCGGTTCGACCAACGTGTACGTGACGGCCGTGCTCGGCACCGGGGAGATCCTGAAGGTGCTCGATCAACGGGTGGAGCTGAAGGTCAGCAGGCAGGCGGACAACCTGGCCAGCGGCGTAAGGAGCATGTGACGTGTCGTCCATTACCGCCACGGTCGACAGCCGGCGTGCCCAGGTGCGCCTGGACATCGATCTGTCGGACGTGAACGCACCCAACGTCACCGTGACCCGAATCAACCTGGCCACCGGCACGAGCACGGTGGTCCGTTCGTACGGCTCGACCACGCTCGGAGTGCCGACGACCCTGGTTGGCCGCCTGGTGCTGTATGACGCCGAGGCGCCGATGGATGTACCGCTGCAATATACGGCGGCCTACAACTCGGGCTCGGCGCTGGTGATCCAGAACCGGAACCCATACTTCGAGAACGGCACCATAACCCCCTGGGTCGGTAACAACGGCGCCGTAGTGCGCTCCACCAATACCCAGTTCCACCAGGGCGGCTATTCCATGCTGGTCACGCCGGACGGCGTGTCAGCGGTACCACAGGGCCAGTCAGAAGAGCTCGCGGTCACCGCGCTGAAGAGTTACACGCTCGCGGGATGGCTGCGGACCACGAGCAATGCTACGCGGAACCTGGCGATCTTCTGGTTCACGGCCGCGCACGCGTTCATCTCCGGAAGCCAGATCGCGAACGCGCTGATAGCGGGCACCTGGACGCAGTACGGACCTACCGCGTTCCCGGCGCCGGGAACCGCCGCGTTCGCGACCCTCGTCACCAACGACAGCGGAACGCCGGCCGCCGCGAACACCTGGCAGGGCGACGAGCTAACCCTCTCCACCACGGTCAACGTGAGCGTGACCAGCCTGGTTGTGATCGTGCCGAGTAATGGCCTGGGATGGTTGCGCGATCCCGTTCGGCCGGCGAACAGCCTGGCGCTGGACATGCGCATACCGGTCACGGCCAACACGCGCGGCCAGGGTGCGGGCGTGGCCTACCTGGGGCTCGACCAGCAGGTTGACAAGGCAAACTCCGGGTTGTTCAACGTGAACAACTCCCCGTACCCGGTCACCGTGTCCCGCGTGCGCGAGGCGGCCACGGGCGCGGTGCACCTGATGGCGCGGGCTACCCCCGACGTGGTGACGCTGAAGACTCTCCTGGCCCCCGGCTCGTCGCTGCTGCTCCAGCTCCCGAGCGCGTACCAGGAGGACGACCGGTACCTCATGCCGGGCGACGTGACCCGGGCGCCGATCTACAACGACCAGCGGCGGGCGCGCCGGTTCTTCCTGCTGCCCTTCGCCACCGTGCTCGCTCCAGTTGGACCGATGCAGGGTACGGCGGGCGTGCGCTGGGTGGACCTCTGTGCCCATACCGCCACCTGGGGCTCTGTCTACGCGGCCGGTGGTGGCACGTACGACGGGTTCAGCCGAACGGTTGGTGCCGGCTCCTGGGGTGTCGCGGACGTGCCGCCGGTCGCCGGGACCGCATGGACGCTGGCCGGCAACACTGCGGACATGTCGGTGGCCGGTGGGGTGGGTGTTATCGCGATCTCCGTGGTCAACACGTCTGACCGCGCGTTCGTTGGCTCTACGGCCGACGTGGAGGAGTACCTGTCCACGATCGTGCCCGTGGTGGCGCTGGGCGCCGGCTACCAGGTCGCCGTGCTGGCACGGCACGTGGACGCCAGCAACTATTACCGGCTGGGGATCGAGTTCGGGCTGGCCGGTGCGACGCTGATCTTCGTTACGAAGCGGGTAGCCGCCGTGGAGACGGTGGTTGCCTCGGTGGCCGGGCCGACGTATGCGATCGGCCAGACCTGGCGCATCCATGCCTCGGTGGTCGGTACCGCGCTGAAGGTGTCCGGCTGGAAGGATGGCACCCCGGAGCCGGTCGAGTTCAGCGTCTCGACTACGGACGCGGCCCTGGCCGCTGCCGCGCCGTACGGGGTGTACGCCAGGGCGAACACCGGCAACACCAACGTGCTCCCGATCTCTGTCCAGGTGGAGGACTTCATGGCCAAGGGCTCCGTCACCTGGCAGGGCATCCTGGATGGGGCGCTGGCCTGATGTGGAGCGGCTTGACCGGCAACGGCCTGGACCCGATGTACCGCGCCGCGCTGGCCGCGCCGCACACCGTGTATACCCGGGTCGATGTGACGGACAGCGCCGGCAACCTGCTCCAGTCCGATCTCCCGTTCGTCGCCGGTTCGGTGACCGCGAGCCTCCAGCAGCGCGTGGTGCGCACCCTGGACCTGACCGTGGACCGGAGCTGGTTCCCGGTGACCAGCGCGGGCGCCGTCGACACGACGGCCACCCTGGCGCCGTTCGGCAACCGGATCAAGGCGTACCGGGGCATCGACTGGGGAGACGGCACGCTAACCTACTTCCCGGTGTTCACGGGCTCGCTGGATACCGCCGAGCTGGCCCGCGATGGCTCGATCAAGGTGACCGCGAAGGACTTCGCGGATGACGTGGTGGCGGCCGGTTTCGAGGTTCCGACCAACTCCACGGTGGGCGTCAAGCTGGTCCCACAATTCCAGATCCTCATCTCGGGCGCGCTGACCAACGCCACGTTTGGCACCAGTGACCAGGCGGCTTCTCTGATGCCCGCGTTGACCTGGGAGTACGACCGGGGCAAGGCGTTGGATGATGTGGCCGCCGCTGCCGGCATGATCTGGTACCAGCTCCCGGACGGTGGGTTCGTGATGCGCGCGGTCCCGTGGACGAAGGCCGGGCTGAGCGCGGTGGCGACCCTGACCGATGTGGACGTGTTGCTGGACTGGCAGATCAGGGTCACCCGCCAGGGCGTGAACAACGCGATTGTCTACGTCTCCGAGCGGCAGGGCGCGACACCGGCCTACGCTATCGCCCGGGACACGGTGACGACTTCGCCCACCCGCTACCGGGGACCGCTCGGGCGCCGGCCCAGGCTGATCCAGAACCAGGTGCCGCTCAGCCAGGCCCAGTGCCTCGCCGCCGCACGTACGACGCTCCAGAGCGCGAAGGCCATCACGCTTTCGGTGGCCAGCGCCGGTATCGTGCCGGACCCGGCACTGGAGCTGGGCGACGTGCTCCAGATCAGCGCCGATGGAGTGTCGAGCCTCCAGTGCGTGACCGGCTTTACGCTGCCGCTTCGCGAGGGTTCGACCATGCCGCTAACGTTGCGTGCGTACGCTCCGCTGAGCTGAGGAGGTCAGGTGCCCGCGAACACGCCGACCCAGGCGCTTCCGTACCCACTGGCCTCTGACCGTCCGTGCGACTACCCGACGACCATGGCCGCGCTCGCGTTGGCCCTGGACGTCAAGGGCGCGGCCTACGACGTGGATGTCGCCCGGCTGGCTAAGCGCAAATGGGTCAAGATCAGTCACACCACGTTCAACTATGACAACAACGCCATGCTGTTCGATACGGTCGAGAACAACAACGGCACGCCAACCGATCTCACGATCGACCCGTACCGGCTCCAGCTCGCCGCCGGGTTCTACGTGATCCAGGCCAAGATCATCGTTCCCACGTCGAACGCGACATTCAACTATTATGCGACGCTTACGGGCAGCGGGGGTGCGTCGGTCACGGGCGCGGCCACAACGGCACGCGACTTCGGCGGCACGCCTTCCACCTGGACGCCCACCACGATCGGGATCATGGACGCGGCCTACGTCGCCACCGGGACCGGCAAGGTGGCACTCAACCTGGTCTATACCGGCGCCGGCCCCACCATCCCGATCAACTACGCCAGCTTGGCGGCCTGGTGGATATCCGATGTCTAGGCAGGAGTGTCAATGCCAGCGGTGACCCCCGCGAAGGGCATCCCCTATGCGCTCGGTACGGACTTCTCCGACCCTCGCGTGTTGCGTGACTTGGCACTGACCGAGGACGCCCTGTTCGCCGGGTACGACGCGGCGTTTACCGCCGGTCCCCGCCCGGCCGCCTTCATGTGCCGATCAGGTGCGGATACGGGTGGCTTCAGTAACGGTAGTATCGGGGCGATCGTGTCCTCCGTGACGGAGTGGAACACGTCGAATGGCGCCATCGCGTCCAGCGGTACCTGGACACAGGATCTCAACGAGGTTCCAAGCTGGTGGATGTTCGGCATGAACCTCTTCGAGGCTGTAGCCAGCGGAGCACCTACGGTCGGCTCCCTGATGCAAGCGATCTTCCTGGTTACTTCGCTGGATCCGGTGACCTTGCTTTCCGCGACGACGGCCCTCGGAGATGGTAATCCGTTTCTGCAAGAAGTGAACAGGTACTCTACCGAAACGCCCGACACCGGGACCACTAACGAGTTCTTCACCGGATTCTGCATTGTTCCGATGTATAAGGGGTCGGTAGTCCCCGTGTTCGGCAACCGGGATACCAGCGGCGGCCAGACCAAGAAGGCCTCGGCTGGGACGGTCTTCTGGGGCGTTCGACTGGGGGCGATCTGAGTGCCTGGTTCGACCCCCGCGAAGGGCATCCGTTATCCGTTGCTGACCGAGCCGGCCGACGTGAACGCCATCATGGCCATGACGTTCGACCTGGACACCATGGGGACCGCCGACGACGCGCTACGGACCACAGCGCTCACCCAACGCGGCGCGCGGATCAACCACTCGGCTCCCCCGACCATTGTCAAGGCGGTGCAGACAAAGCTCACGTTCAACACCGTTGACTACGACCCCAACGGCCTGACCAACCTAGGCGTGAACAATGACCGGTTCACGATCGTCCGGCCTGGCCTCTACCTGTTCGGTCTAGTAATCAACTGGCAGAGCGCGGGCGCCTTCGGCGGTCTGGGCATGACGGCGGGCGAGGCGATCATCGCCAAGAACACCACGGCGGCGCCAGTCGTTCCGAACAAGCGGCACCGCAAGTCGCCAGGGTTCAACGGTTCCTCGTCGGGCTCGGTCGGCTGCACGATCGTTGCGCCGTTGGTGATGGCCGCAACTGACTTCGTGACAGCTCAGGTGCTCTGGGCTGGGTCTGCCGCCGGTCCGGCCACGATCGACTCCCCGATCTTCTGGGTGCTCCCGTTGGCGCTGACCTGATGGCCAAGGATCTCGCCCAGGCGACCGACACGCGCGCCGGCCAGGCTCTCAACGCCATGCGCACGGCGACTGTCGCCTCCGTCCTAGCAACCGGTGGGGTGATGGTCAGCATGAACGGCGCGGTCGTCGGACCGTACGCCGTCGTCGGCTCGTACGTCCCAGCGGTGGGCCAGGTGGTCTCGGTCATCCGCCAGGACGCGAGCTGGTTGGTCCTGGGGCCTTCGGCGATGCCTACTGCGGCCAGCGGGCAACAGGCGGTCGGGCTGCTGCTTGGCTGGACCGCGAGCCTCAACAGCATCGGTCGCATCTCGCTCGGTGGCCGCCCGGGCGTTCTCTGGGTGGCCAGCCTTACGGCCGGCACGAAGGCGAACGGGACGATCATGGGGGTCATTCCGGCCGGACTGGCGCCGCGCACAAGCCTGGACTTGAGCGCGAACGCCGATGTCACCGTTGCCGCCGGCCAGTCTGCGCATTTCAATATGACCCCGGCCGGCGGCGTTGGGTGCTGGGGCTTCAGCTCGGCGACCTTCGCCAGCCTGTGTGCCATCTACCCGCTCGACGTGTAAACAGACGTGCTGTACCGCCTGGATGGACACGCGCGCTACGCTGCGGATATGACCGAGCCGATCGAAGACCTCACCCAGCCGGACCAGCCGGACCGCAACTTCGACCCTACCCAGGTACCGGCGGCGCATGAGCCGATCGGTGACCACCAAGAGCTGATCGGTGAGCCGGTGCCGGACCCGATCACGGAAGGGGCGTAGTTCGATGGCTAACCTTGCCCCGAACCTTGACCGCGCACGTCACTCCATCTGGGCGCGCTGGCCTGGCGCTGTCGTCGGGTGGATCGGTGACCCCGCGCATATGGCCGAGTGCTCCGACCACAACGAAGATGGTTGCGGCCTGGTGCACGCGATCGATCCCATGTTCGCGGCCGGTACCGCACAGGCCAACGCCATCGTGCGCGCGTCGGTCGGGCGTCCGGACCTGGAGTACGTGATTCACAACCGGACCATCTGGTCGGTCAGTCACGGTTGGCAGGCTCGCCAGTACCTCGGCTCCGACCCGCACACCAACCACGTACACGTCTCGGGCAAGCACGGTAGCTCGTGCGCGAACAGCCATACGTGCAACGGCTACGACAGGGCGGCCGAGGGCAACCTGACGCCCTGGAGCTTCGATGGGGTGCCGGTGCCCCCCGCCGGCAACGTGCCAGCTTGGCCGGGCCGCCTACTGCGTCTGACCTCACCCATGATGCACGGCGAAGACGTGCGGGCCTGGCAAGCGAAGATGACGGCGCGCGGGTGGGCGATCGGGGTGGACGGCTGGTACGGGCCGGCGAGCCAGACGATCTGTCGTGCCTTCCAGGCGGAGAAGCACTTGGGCGTGGACGGCGTTGTTGGCCCGGCAACCTGGCGCGCCACCTGGACAAGCCCGGTTACCTGAGTCCCACCTGTACTGCTTTGAGCCTCCCCCGTACGATCCGCGTAGGCGGTGGGGGGAGGCTCAAATGGCGGACGACGGTCCTGGTCCCGGTCCGGGGGTGGACGCGCAGGGGCGGCCGGTGGTCGACCCCACCAAGAACGTGCTGGACGCCCTGGACTCCGCTGTTCACCGGCTCGACGACCTGCGTGTCCAGGCTGAGGGTCATGCCCACAAGTTTGCGAACTTGCGGGCTGAATACGACGAGAAGCTACGTAGGGCAGAGAGCGCGCGTATCGATGCGATACGCGCCGTGGATGTCGGCGCGGTCAACCAGGCGGCCGAGGTTGCCCGCGTGGCCGCTACCTCCCTTGCGGCAGCGGTACAGGCGTCGGCCGAGGCGTTGCGTACCCAGGTGACGGCTGCCGCGACGGCCGCAACGGTGGCGCTCGCCGCCGAGATCGACCCACTCAAGAAGGACATCGCCGATCTTCGCCGCACCCAGTATGAACAGGCGGGACAGAAGGCGCAGGTCACGGAGGGAAAGACCGACCAGCGGCAGGGCAGCAGCCAGTTGACGGCGGTTATCGGCGTGGGGGTGGCCATCGTATCGGTGCTCATCCTGGCCATCGGTATCTACCTGGCCAACAAGTGATGAGAGGGCGCCCGGGTGTCCGGTGACGAGTTACGTCTATGGGGGTTCTTGGCTACTCTCGGCGCCGGCCTGGTAAGCCTCGTTCTACTTGGAGTGCGGATGCTGCTACGGGGCAAGCTGATCCCGCTGCATGAGCACGAGCGCGTCATTAAGATCTACGAGGAGCGCAATACCGAGCTGGTGCAAAGGAATGCCGAATGGCAGAGCCTATACTTTGCCCAGGTGGGCCTGAACGCGACACTGAACAACCAGCTCGGCGAGGTACTGTCGGCGGTCCGTAAGGCCCGGGAGGCTGAGACGGCATGAGCTGGTGGCCCCCATGGCGCCGGGAGGAGCCTGAAGTGCGGACGGTTGAGCGCAGTGGCGAGAAGGTGCGGCGCGCGGAGGCTCAGACGAATCGCATGGGCGAGGAGATCCGGGCTCAGGACGAGGAAGTGCACGAGGCCGCCGAGGGCCTGGCCGAGATCATCATGCGTTCCATGCGGGGGGGGCGGTAGTGGGCGTCTTATGGCTGGTCGAGGTGGCACTGGGCTTCGCGTTGAGCGGGGCCTTTGTTCTTCTGTACGGCCTCGGCTCGTCGGACTGGCGCCGGTACGCGATCGGCATGAACCTGCTGGCGAAGTCGGCCATTCTCACGGTGCTGTTTGCCCTGACGCTGGCCGGCGCCGTGGTGGCGGTACCAGCCTGGGCCTTCGTCTCGCTGCTCGGCGCGCTGGACGTGGTGCTGGCCTGGCGCCTGGTCATCACCTGGCGGGTGCAGCATAGCCAACGTGAGTGGTTGAATGGCCCTGGCAAACATGTGCAGGGGGAGGGAGAGAGACTTGTTCAAGATCAAGAGGTTCCCGGTCGCCACCGTGACGGCCGTGGTCGCGTTGCTGATGACCACGGACGCACTGGCGATCTGGCGAAGCGTGCTGACCCAGAACGAGGCAGCCTGGGTGAGCCTGGGGCTTACCGTGCTGGGCATCATCCTGGGGAAGGCGGCGCACAACAGCGTCACCCCGCTGGCCGACCCGAAGAACGCTGAGGGTGTGCCGTTGGTCCCCGACGTGCCCGCCAAGCCGACGTACGGAGCCGGCCGGTGACCCAGCCCGAGGCCGGCGCCGGCCAACTGCTGGTGGCGACCAACGTGGTACCCGGTCCGGGCGGACGCCCGGTGGTGGTCCTGCTGCTCCAGAACGGTCCCCTGGCCACCCAGCTCCAGGTGGACTGGGAGCGCGCGGACGACCTGGGCGCGTTCATCGCGGCCAAGCTCAAAGAGGCGCACGTGCAGGCTCGGCGCCTCAACACGGGGCTCATCACGCCCGACATGGGTCCACTTCCCGGCCTGCCGCCAGGCGGGGTCAACGGCGTCGGTTTCCACGGGCCGGGGCCGGGGCATCCCGGCTGAGCGGAGCCGGCGAAAAGACAAGACACCCCCGGGCCTTAGTGCGGACTCGGGGGTGTCTTGTTGGGCCTACGGCCTCGCTGTGGCTCCAGTCTCCAGACCGACCACCACCAGCCCGGCGTCTGGTGGTACCCGTCCGTGTGGGGCCAGCGGGTGCAGACGAGCCGTGTCCGGTAGTTGTACTCCGAACACGGCTCGACCTTGATCCATGATCCGCAATGCGTCTTGCCTGCGGTACCCGTGCCGCGCACTTACGCCCCGACAGCCCAAGCGAACAGGGTGGCGAGGTTGACCACGGCTAGCGGCGTCGGCTCCGAGCCGCCTGCGTACTCCGCTGAGGTCAGTACGCGGTAGAGGATCACGTGCATTTCCGCGCGCGGCACGCCGTCTCGACCCGGGCCGTACCAGTTCCCCGGCCCCATGGCGGTGTCGAACGAATCGCCATGCACGCGGGCGGTCAGCCCTTGTTCGTCCGGCTCGTGCCAGTCCGGTCGAACGCCAAGCTCCCGCGCCAGCTCGACCAGCTCGGCGCGGGTGCTGATGATCTTCATCGTGTGTACGTCCCGTCTGGCCTCCGTCCGTCTGGGTTGTCGCCAGGGTGGCGTGGTACTGCTGGCGGGCGATCTCCTGGACCCGTGCGGCGTGCTGGGCCACATCGCCCATGACGGCGTACAGCTCGGCCCAGGCTTCCGGCTTGTTCTCGGTCATCTCCTCCGGACGCCGGGGGCGCTTCCAGATGCCGCTGGACTCGTGCTCAGCGGCGGTCAGGTACACCGGACGCGGCGGGCGGAAGTCGTCGCGGATGGCGAGCCTCTGAACCATGGCCCGCATGTGCTCGACGACCAGCACGCGGGGCTTGCGCTCGCGGCTCATGAGGTCAACGCCGGGATGGAGTCGGTGTCTTCCAGGTGGATGGTCGCAGCCAGCAGTGCGTACTCGTCGCCCGCGAAGTCGGTCTTTGCCGCGCCACACGTGCACTGCCAGGCGTAGACGCCCTCTCCGTCGTACCCAGATGTGACCTCGTGCTCTGGTACGGCGATCTGGACGGTCCGATCGAAGCGCCGGACTTCGAGCTGGTGTCGGACGACGACGATCAGGCCGAGACTGGCCAGCAGTGCGCCGACCAAGCCCAACAGGTACGGGTGGGTCAGGAGGAACGTGGGCGCGGTCGCGATCAGGTGGAGGATCATCGATCAGCCCTCCACCACGGCCACGGTCCTGATCTCGCGGCGGATCAAGAGTGCCGAGCTGTAGAGGAGAGCGCGATCCAGGTGCTTGACCTTGGATCGCGCCCACGTCTCGTCACTCTGGGTGGGGTACCGCGCCCGGTCAGCGGTCGAGCGCCAGTAGTCGCGGGGCTCTCCGTGGCCCCTCTGGAGGCGATATCCGTACTGGTACTGCGGGCTGACATCGGTTCCGATCGCGGCGCGCATGGCCGCGAGGGTGGTGTCCAGGTGCTCCAGGTCAAGTACGGCCTCGGCGTCCCCGCCCGGGATACCGCTGATCTCGCCGCTGATGATGTTGTGGATCTTCTCCTGCACCAGCTCCACGAGATCGTCGATCTGGTCGATGGTGATCTTGGTCATTTGGCCCTCCAGGTGGATCGTGCCTGTACCAATCATGTTAGGCCACGCTTGACAGATCTGTCAACTCCCACTCTATGCAGGACTGGCGGATGGCACCCGCGCGCCGTCGCACGCACCGCACCAGCCCGTGACCGGCCATGTCGTACAGGGCGTGCGAGGCGTAGGCACGGACGGTCGTTGCCCAGATGGCGCGGTATCGGTTGGCCTGGATGTTGTGTTCGCGGGCGCCGGCCAGCACGACCTCCCAGATCTGGCTGAGGGTGAAGGTCCGGCCCGCGCTCGCCTCCACGGCCTCTACCGCCAGCTCGTACAGCTCAGCGGCACTGTGGCGCGGGATGCCGGTGGACTCCCGCCAGGAGAAGTCGCAGGCGTAGCAGCAGCCGCGCGCACAGTTAGAACGGCTCATCGGTTTCGCCGGTTGCGTAAGTCCACAGCCAGTCAGGGTCGAGCGCCGCGCCGATGGCGATGGACTTACGCGCCGCTTCACGTAGACGGCGCTTCACCGTTCCATCTGGGACAATGGCGAAGGACCGGAACTCCCCGCCCTCGTCCAGCTTGGCGCCCGGTGGGGTATCGGCCTGGCCGGCGGCCACCGATTCGGCGAGGATCGCGCGTACCCCTTCCAGCCACTTCGGGTTGCGCACCCGCAGCACGGAGACGATCTCCTGCGGGAAGGACTCTTGCAGCCAGGCCAGAAACTTCTGCTCGTCTTCCACCTGGAGCGAGCGCCTGGAGATGTGCGCCGAGCCGGTGGCCTGGGAGCTGTCGGTACCGGGGATGTTCGCGAGCTTCCAGGTCACGGCGTTGTCGTTGCCGGCCCACTCCCCGGCTGCCTCTTCCGAAAGCATGGCCTGCGCCGCGCTGGAGATGGCGTCCCCGATGAGCTTCAGGCGGATCATGTCCTTGCGGTTCACGATCCCCCCCGCTTCCTTACCGTGTCCAGGATCTGGTGATAAGCCAGACTTCCCTCCAGGCGTTTGATATACGCCCGTAGCTCCGATTTGGATGCGCTCTTGAGCCGGGGCGGTCGGGCCGGGTACTCGGGAGCGAGGTCACCGAACCTCAGTCCGTTTCGTGTTACCTGGATCTCCAGCCCTGCGGGCGCCTGGCTCGCGGCCTCTTCGCTCATCGGTTGCGGTCTCCCATCAGCTCGGTACGGCGGGCCGAGACGGCGCCGTACAAGGTGCGCGCCTGCCGGCCATCCAGGCGCTCGGCCCCGCGAATGATCGCGATGCGGTGGTTGACCTCTTCCAGCGCGATCGTGTTGGGCGCGGTCTCGGCCTGCCATTGCAGGAAGTCGTACGCCTCGCGCTCCGGGCCGGGCTCGGGGCGTTCCTGGAGCACGGAGTGCAGTCCGGCGTGCTCGTCGCCGGTGATCTCCTCACGCTCAAACGCGCCGTCCACGTCGCCCATCAGCTCGGCCAGCGGTGCACCCTTCCAGACGTGGGCGAACAGGAGATCGTGAGCAGCGGACGCCTCGCCTGGGGCGGCCCACGGGTCGGGTTCCTCAGCCGGCTCGCCAACGCGGTCTATGGCCGCTGTCGTCTCCAGCTCACGGCGACGGTTGCGCTCGATCCCGAGCAAGCCGGCGGTCTGCTCATCACTGGTGGCGGTCATCCGGTCGAACAGATCGGCGAAGTTGACGACCGCACGGTCCAGCTCGGCGAGACTGGACGCGGAGTCGAGAGCGGCAGAGGCGATCTTGATCCGTTCGTCGCGGTCGGCCTTGACCTTGATCCCTCGCGCCTTCAGGCGCGCGCCGGCCAGCGTGCCCTCCCAGGCCCACGGCAACGCGGCGTCCCCGCCGATCGCGCGAGCCTGCTCGAAGAACGCCAGGCACTCCTCTCGCGTGGTCAGGGCCTCGATGCGCTGCGCCAGTGAGTTGCCGAACAGCTCGGCCCACGAGAGTAGCTTGCCCTCGTGCTCGACGGGGGACGGCTTGACGGCCGCACGGCGCGCGGTGACGGTCTTCCAGAGTTCCGGGTACTCGGCGAGAGGGGTCAGCGCTGCGGGCTCCAGGGCGGCCACCAGGCGCTCCGTGTCGGCCGGTGGGAGGCTCAGTGTGGATGCCTCGCTCAGCGGCTCCCCCCGCCGACTACCGTCCTTCGCGGCCCCACCGTCGTCGTCCCCGCCCGGCGCCAGTCCGGTGACCGCGCAGAGGCAGTACCGGCGGGCGTAGGTCACAACGCTGCCGATCTCCTGCGGGTTGGCCCGGTCCGGGAGCGGCCACATTCCGGTGATCTCGCTCCCGCCGACGTGGCGCAGCGTGTACTTGAGCACGAAGCGCCATCCGGTCTCCCCTTCCAGGCGAACCATGGTGGGTACGCAACGCCAGGACAGCCCGAGCTTGCCGAGCAACGGCAGGACCGCCTCGCTCACGTCGGTCAGGTCGGCGTACTGGTAGTCGTAGAGTTTGCGTCCGTCCTTGACCACCTCGGCCGTCTCACCCTTGGCGACTCGGGGGAGGTTGAGCTGGAGCCAGGCCAGGGCCTCGTCCAGGGTGTTAGTCCAGCCAGCCCGCCACTGCGACACATGGCGGACAGCGGGGTTCGGATCGGCTGACCAAGCGCCTCCAGGGCCGAAAGCGTCGTCCAGCTTCTTGTCCAGGTCAGGGTCCGGCAGGTTGGCCGGTCGGGTCGGTTGGGTGCTGGCCATCGTTGGTCCTTCCGTGGGTCCAGGTGTATTGCATCACTATACAGCGAGGGTCTGACAGAAGGGGAGCCGTACCTAGCCGGCTCCCCTTCTGGTCTTGGTCAGGCCACCCGGGCGAGCCGGTGCAGGCTGGCCGCGCGGTGCTGCTCGGTGATCTCCGAGTCGGCTGAGGTTGGATGCGTGGTGTTCGCGCGCATCGGACGACGCCGGACGGTCGCGGACGTTGCCGGACGGCTCGCGTCGCCGAACCTGGCCACCAGCTCAGCCATGGCCCGGCGGTACTCGTCGTTGGGCGGGGTGTACGAGCTGGCCGGCTCGATCGCGCGCTTCGCCGCGCGCTCGCGAACCTCAGCGATGACGATGGCCCGGCGCTTGAGCGGGCCAGGCTGGACGCCACCCTGGATGGGCTCAGCGGAGTCGAAGTGCTCGACGGCGGCCTGCATTACGTCGGCCACCTGGAGCGGCGCCATGATGGCGAGCCAGGCGTCTACGGCGCTCGCCGGGAACGCCCGGCGCTCGAAGCCCTCGATGAAGGCCAGGACGCGCTGTACGTCGGTGCGGTTCATCCCGCCGTTACCTCCCGCCGTGCGGTCGGGTGCTCCGTCCACTCGGCATCGACGATAGTGTCTCTGTCCGGTCCAGTGTACCCCGTGGCATTACATGTAGTCGAGCGCGAATCGTAGATCCGTCGTGCCTCTTCGGTGATCTTCATGTTAGCCATCGGGTCACGCGGATCGGACCCGTCCCGAGCTTGCAGCTCATCCGCGATCTGGGCGATAGCGGCGGCCCGCTCGCGGCGCTCGTCGCCCTTCTCGGCGGCCGTCTGGTACGCCTGGCGGGTGGAGCCCGGGGCACGGCTCCCCGGTGGCGTGAGCCCCTGGATCTCGATCATGAACGAGTCCAGCATCCCCGGAAACGCGGCCTTGCCTCTGTCCAACTGGAGAGCCAGAGCCCGCTTGATTAGCTTGGCCGAGAACCCCTCCTCGATGAGTTCTTTGATCTTCCTGGCGTAACGACCTATCGCCTGCTTCGTGAGGGTGATGTCGCGACCCCCGCAGTAGTCGATCCAATCAGCGACGATCGATCCCGCGTTCGGCTCTGTGCTGGGCTCAGACGGCTCCGGGGTGGCCGGCGGCGCTTCAGCGTCGCCCTCCTCAGAGGAGGTCTTCTTCGTCTTCTTAGAAGAGAGGTATCCAGGGACGGGTTTTCCGTCGCTGGACTGAGCTGGGGAAACATCGTGTTCTCGCAGGTCAGGACTTGCGACGGGTTTTCCGGCGACGGATGTTCCGTCCGGCTCGGTCAGCTCATGATCGGTTCCGACCAGTCGGCCGCGCTCGTCTCGTACGTCAACCCGGCGCAGATACCCGGCTTCCTCCAGCTCTCGCAGACCTGAGCGCACCGCATCGCGGGCTTCCTTGCCCTCGCTCATGATCTGTTCGGTGGTGAGTCGGTAGTCCTTGGCGTGGCTGGCGATGTAGGCCAGCAGGCCCTTCGCCTTCCAAGACAGCCGGGGGTCACGTAGCCAGTCATTGGAGATGATCGTGAACCGGTCGGCCGGGATGCTTCCACGTTTGATCGACATTGGCTCTCCGGGTGGGTGTCGGCGCGAGCTGCTAGGCTGCGCTCGGACGTTGGGATGATGGTGGAAGCTGGACCTGGCTGGGGCTGGGTCCAGCTTTGCGTTTAGGCAGCGGTCCGGGTTCCTCGCGTCGACTCACGCGCCACGGACCCCCGGGGCCAGCGCTTCGTCTCCCACAGCCAGTCGAGCACGGTGGAGATGGCCCGCCACTGGGGCTTGTCGGAGTACCGGTCGTCATCGGGCTGCGGGAATGGCTTCTTGAGCTTGCCCGGCCCGGTGTAGTCGACCCTGCTGCGCTGCCGCCAGATCATGGGCGTGTTCGGCGCGACGCCGGCAAGCTGTGCGATCTGCGGTAGGCCGATCAGCGGATCCTGCTCGTGGATGCCCAGCTCGGCGCGGATGAACGTCTGCGCGGCAGCGACCGCCTCGGGCGGTACGGATAGGTCTGTGGCCATCACGCCTCGCATTCCTGTATAGTGGTAGTTGACATGAGCCCCTGTCCCATACAATCATGACACATGACAGAGGTCAACTAACAGGTCGGGTGGCCGCGATGAGGCTGGATCTCGCCCAGGATCTTGTGAGGGCGCGCTGCTGGGGGCGCTGCGAAGGCTGCGGACTCTTCGGCACGATCCAGGTGCATCACAGGCTCGCCCGGGGCATGGGCGGGGTGTCCCGTGTGGCGGCCGAGGCCGCCAACGACCCGCGCAACCTGATGGCGCTGTGCCCCGGCTGCCACGACCAGACCGAGCACGCCGACACCTGGCGTGAGTGCGAGGCCAAGGGGTGGCGCTTCCGTCACGGCATCGACGTGGACCCGCTGAGCACGCCGGCCCTGATCCACACCGTGCAGGGCTACGGCTGGTGGCACTTCACCGAGACCGGAGGTTACCGCTGGGCCGACCTGCCCGACGAACACCGATTCACCTGGAGAGAGGACTAGACCATGGCAGGACAAACGCACAACATCAAACAGATCTTGGAAAATATGAAGGTGTTGGGGTGGCCCATCCGTAACGGGCGCGGCGCGGGACACCTGATCGTCACCAGCCCCGCCGGCCACCCGATGCACATCAGCCTGAACGTCAGTCGCGGTAGCGGCTACCACGACTCGATACGCCAGATCGAGGCATCCGGGTTCTTCGAGGCATGGGAGGCGCATGTGCAACAGAGCAAGCCGGCCCGCAAGAGGGTGACGGCTGCTGTTCGACCGGCGCCGGCCAAGGTGGCGGTCGCGCCGTTCAGCTCCGCGCTACCGGCCGAGGCGTTGCCGGAAGACCCGGACGGCATGGTTACCCGGACCATCGTGCTGACTCCAGCGCTGGCTACCGAGTACCTGAACCGACCGCCGGCCCAGCTTGACGACGGTACCCAGATCATGCAGCGGACCCTCAGCCAGATCTGGGTGGAGGAGATCGCCACCTGGATAAGGAACGGTGACTGGGACGAGTCGTACGAGGGGATCGCGTTCGACCCGACCGGCGCCCTGCTGGATGGCGCGCACCGCTGCTGGGCCGTCATCGAGGCCGACCAGGAGGTACCGGTGCGGGCGACGTTCAACGCGCCGGCTCGCCTCTTCCAGATCACCAACCAGGGCCGCAAGCGGTCGAACGCGAACATCCTTCAGACCCTCTCCGACCCGAGTGCCCGCGACCTGGCCAGCGCGCTACGGATGGTCTGGCAGTACGGACGCTGGACGGAGGGTGACAAGCGTTTCACTATGACGCACTGGCGCAACTGGACCTCCCCGCCGATGTCCGGTCCCGAGCTGGTGCGGGTGCGTGCCGCGCACACCCCGCCGATAAGCGACGTGGACATTCACGACTCGCTGACCATGGTGGGTCCGATGCGCAAGATCAAGGGCGTCGTTTCGGCCGGCATCGCCTGGCATCACCTGGCGGCCATGTACTGGCAGGGTGATCCGGGCCTGCTGGTCGCCACCGTCGAGAAGCTGCGCGCCGGGACAATGCTCACGGGAGGAGACCCGGTGCTGGCGTTCCGGGACTGGTCGATCGCTATGGGGGGCAAGCGGCTGCTGGACAAGCGGGAGCGGCAGTTCATGGGGCTACTCAAGATGTGGCGCGCCGTGGTGGCGGGTGACGAGATGAAATCTGTTCGCATCGGAGTGGACGAGCCGATGCCGAAGTTCCCCACGATGGCCAAGCGAAGGCGTGCCAAGCAGGACGAATCCGAGTAGATCAACCGGTCAATCTTGACCGGTCTCCCTCCTCCCGGCGTACGGTGCCCGGGGGGAGGCCGCCAACGAGAGAGGGAGTAAGCACGCATGTTGCCGTTCCTGATCGCCGCTGCCGTCGTGTTCCTGGCGCTGGTGCTGCCGGTGCCGCTGTACGGCCGACACATCGAGCGGAGCCGCCAGCGCGCCGGCCTGCGAGCCGTGCAGGCGCGGGTGCTGGAGCGCCTGTCGCCCACCGAGATCTCCCCCGTGCCGGCGTCGGCCCAGACCGTCGCGTTGCCCAAGGTGGGGTACCTCAATGAGGCCGAGAAGGACGCGAAGGAAGACCTAGCCCGGCGCAACCGCCGTACGGTGCGGGTGCTGGACCGACTGGAGGAGGGCTGGAAGCGCGAGCTTGACCAGGTACTCCAGGCCGCGCTGGACGCACTCAAGCTGGACAGGGCCGACCGCGCCTGGGCGCTCGTGCACTCGGGCGAACAGCGGATTCTGCTCCCGGCGTAATTGATCTGTAGGGGCTGGCTTGACACTCCATCTGGAGCGATGTAGCGTCAGGGCATACACACCGATCCACCTGGAGGACCAAGTGACCAGTCCTAACTTCACCAACTACGACCCGACCACCGACCCGACCGTTAGCGGCTGGGGCGGCTCGGACTACGACCGGCGCGAGTCCGGCATCACGCACAACATCGACACCAGCGTCCCGAACGGTGCCTTCGCCTCGGTCCGGGCGCCCGGCTGGCACAAGCTCGGCGTGGTACACACGGAGCAGGTCAGCGCGGAAACCCTGCTCAAGAGCGCGCACGCCGACTACAAGGTGTTCAAGGCGCCCGACTTCGCGCACGTCGAGCGGCCCTGGCTGAACGCCAGTGGCGATCCGGTCATGATCGAAGGCGTGGCCCAGACCCACGTGGAGCACGTGGAAGATCCGAGCAAGAACAAGCTGTGCCGCGTGCACCCGGTGACCGGGGCGGTTCAGGTGCTCGGCACCTGCTCGCCGTCGTACCAGCCGATCGACAACGAAGACGCCTTCCTCGGGTTCGGGGACGCGCTGATCGACGTGGCTGAGCCCAACGTGAGCACGTGCGGCGTGCTGTACGAGGGCCGGCAGGCGTTCATGTGCTGGAAGCTGCCCAAGGACGTGCTGGTCGGCGGCGTGGACGCCTCGGAGTGGTGGCTGCTGGTCCGTACGAGCCACGACCTGAGCGTCCCGTTGACCTGCGCGATCACGCCCCTGCGCACGGTGTGCGCGAACACGGTGCGGTGGAACCTGCGCAACGCCAAATCGTCGTGGTCGATCAAGCACACCCGCAACGCCAAGCTCGCGCTCACCCAGGCGCGCGAGGCGCTGAAGCTGACCTACGCCTACACCAACGAGTGGGCGCGCATCGCCAACGAGCTGATCTCCGTCCCGCTGATGCCCAAGGTGTTCGACCGGATCGTCACCGAGGCGTTCGGGCCGGGCGAAGACGCCAAGCCCAAGAAGGTCGAAATCTGGGAGACCAAGCGGGCTGAGCTGCTTCACCTGTTCACGCAGGCTGACACGCAGGACAACATCCGCAACACCGCGTGGGCCGGCGTGCAGACCATCGGCGAGTTCGCCGACTGGAAAATGCCGGTACAGGTCAAGGGCTGGGACGCGGACGGGTACCGCTTCTGGCGCTCGATCTCCGGTGAGAAGACCGTTGCCAACGCGAAGGCTGCCGCGCTGCGCCTGTTCGCGGACTACGCGGGTGTGCGCCTGGATGCCCAGCCGCTCTCCATGCATAACGCCGAGCTGGCCGACCTGTCCGTCTGATCGAAGTCGTCCGGCCGGGGCCTGGTGTTGACTCGCCCCGGCCGGACCCATCCACCTGGAGGAAGAGATGACCGACCAGAACGAATACCGCGAGCTGGTGAAACTGATGCGTCAGGCCGTTGAGAATGGCCACTTCCGGGCACCCGGAACCGCCTTCGGCCAGAGGCTCATGCGCACCCTGGAGCGCGCCGGGCGCGAGCTGGACCCGCCGGCCAGCGGGTACCCCGAGCACGACAAGCTGACCAAGGTCAGCGACCGCACGCAGGCCGTGGGCGATTTCGCGGACTGGTGCGGTGAGAAGGGCTATCGCCTGATGAGCTACCTGGACAAGAGCTGGACGGAGTTTGAGGACTGCGGGGAGTGCTGGCACTCCACCGATAGCGCCCGCCAGCGGTGCGCGGAGCAGAAGCGCTGCGAGCACTGCGCCGGCACGCACCGGGTTCAGGTGACCCGGCGGGAGCAGGGCTGGTTCAACGCGCCACCGACGACGGACCTGCTGGCCAAGTGGGCGGGCATCGACCAGGCGGCGTTGGAGAGCGAGAAGCGCGCCATGCTGGACACCCTTCGCGCACGGCAGGTCAGCGCATGAGCCGGCCAAGCGGACCGCTCAACGCATACGCGATCATCGTCGTTTCCGTTGTCCTGCTGTTCCTGGTGGCCGTGCTGTGGGGCTGGCTGTGATCCAGAAGCAGACCGCTCCGCTACCGGGGGAGGAGGCGTGGATCCCCCCCCCGGTGGACGGCGCGCTCATGTGGCCCCGGCGCAAGATCTTTGGCGGGGATGCGAAGTGGACCCCGTACCGGGGCAAAACACATATGACCTGTTCCACGTGCGTCGAAGTCCTGATGGATCATGACAAGCAGCCGTACCCGCGCCACCCTGGCCATCCCGCGCCGGCCACGAAACGACGCAAGGGGCCGAACGGCGAGACGGTGCACTGCGCCCGGCACGGCATGGAGCTGGAGCGCAAGGACAACGAGATCAAGGCCAGGCTGGCGGTTCAGCGGGCACACCAGGACGCGCTCAACCGCAGCACCCGGCGTGTCGGGCGGTAGCTCCACCTGGAATGGGACGCCACGGGTCGGCAGGTTGTAAACCGGACGCCGAGACGCTATACTGAGCAACAGGTCGGGTATCGCGGCCCGACCAGAGTCCCAAGGGGCGACAAGCCCCGGCTGTGCACACGGAAGGCGGACCCTTGCCGACCAGGACTCGGGGAAGGGGTAGGCGCCGAAGTGCCTGCGCTAGGCGCGGGCGAAGGTGTCGACCACCAGCGGGCAGGACAGTAACGGACTGCTTGAGAAATAGCTGGAGGCCAGGTGATCGAGTCCTGGCGGGGGATGTGGGGAAGTGCTGCTTCGCGGCGGTTGGCCCTGCTCCGGGTTCGACCCCCGGGCATCCACATGCCGGCAACGCACCGGAAAGGCTTCCCCCGACAGGTAGCGCTACCTGATAGCGGACACGGGAACCGCCAATTACGGGTGACACCAGGCATGGCACCGGCTGCTGCTACGCCGGGGAGCGCGGGACACCCCCGGGGGTGGGCCTGGAGATCGGACTCCGACGCGCACGCACAAGACCAGCTCTGAGGGCCGCAATCCGCAGGGCTGGGCGCGGGAGCCGATCGGCATCTTGGCCGGTGTACCCGCTGGACCGCACCCGGCGTTCCATGCCGGGAGGGCCGCTTTCCCGAGGAATGGGGCGAGCGGATCGGGGTTCGACTCCCTGGGCGGTTACGGGTGATGGCCAACGCCGGGGTAGCTCCCTGGCGCGCCGGGCTCATGCACTGGCCAGTGAAGTCGTACGGCACCGCAGGGCGGTCCCCGGCTAGTCGTATGGCGTGGTAGCGCTGCCTGTTGGACAGCCGCCCGCGCTCTCCCGAAGGAGAGCCGGGGGAGCCGGGTTCGATTCCCGGGCAGTGTGCGGCCCCCGTCCGTCCACGGGTTCAAATCCCCGGGCGGGCGGGATGGCACCTGTTCCACCTGGAGGAGAAGTGAAGGAAGCCACGCAGGGCGCACGGGCCATGAACGCGCCCGAGGAGCGGGCTGCTCCCGACCAGGCCAGCCAGTACGGCAAGTCCAACGCCAAGCGGTTCGTCCGGGCCGAGCGGCGAGCCCATGAACGGGCAGCCGCGCGCCGGACCAGCTCACGTACCCCTGGGCGGACTGGCAAGGACCGGCTGGACCGGTGGCAGCGCGAATCCTGGGTGTCGCTAGTTCAGCAGGCGGGCCGGCTCGGAATCGAGCTGGAGACCGTGGCCGACCGAAAGCGCGTGGTCATCGCACTCCAGCGGGAGCAGGCGGCGCTGGCTGGTGTGAGCCCAGCCGTCTGGGCCTGCTCTACCCGCAAGCGGCGTGGCGCCCTAATGGCGTTGGGCCACCTGTCTCAGCTATGACCATCCACCTGGAGGAGACCATGACCGTACCGTTCGCGGGCGATGAGCCCGAGTTCCGCATCGTCGAGCCAGAGGCCATCACAGTCCCGCTGCTGTTCATCGACACCGAGACGACTGGCCTGAACCGGCGTACGCGCCAGATCTGGGAGCTGGCCGTGATCCGTCGCGAGCCGGACGGGAGGCGTACCGAGTTCTCGGCCCTGGTTAGTGACGTGAGCCTGTACGCGGCTGATCCGAAGTCCCTGGAGATCGGCGGCTTCCGCGAGCGTCACCCGCGCGGGGACCGGTGGAACGGCGACCGCTCAGCGCTCGTGCTCACGGAAGCCCAGGTGGCGAACGAGATGTTGGCCCTCATGAGCCCTGACGCGATCTGGGTCGGCGCGGTGCCGTGGTTCGACGAGCTGAGCATTGACGAAATGCTGCTCCTCAACGGCCTGCCGACCGAGCGCTACCGCTACCACCTGCTCGACGTGGAGACGGCGGCGGCCGGGCGCCTCCAGATCGCACCCCCGTGGGACTTCGATGCCCTGCTGGCTGCGTGGGGGCTGGGCTACGACGAGGCCGACCGGCACACCGCGCTCGGCGACGCCCGGATGGTCGAGCGGCTGTATGACGCCGTGTTCCTGGACGGAGTGCGTCCGTGAAGATCGTCATCACGTTGGGCGTCCCGGTGGTTGCCACCCGTACGCAGACGCACGAAGCCCGGTTCATCCAGGTAGAACGTGACGCGGCGGGATCCCTGCTGGTAACGCTGTACGGCGACGACCTGAAGGCGACCGGAGGCGTGATGCATGTGGCCGGCGCCTGGAAGGGCTACGAGGTCTCGGGGCTGTCGGAGATGCACGATGAGGACTGGGCCAAGATCCAGAAGGCCGCGAACCCTGAAGCGCCTGAACCCCGGTACCGGCGATGAGCGTCGATGTCGAGGCCATCGCCTCGCCGGCCCAACTGCGCTGGAAGGATCTGCCGGTGGCCGTCCAGGTGCGGATCCGCTACGTGCTGAAAGCGGAGCTGGCCGAGTACGAGCGGGCCTGTCACGACGAGATGGCGGCCGGACGGATGGGCCGGACCACCTATGAGCGCCGCGTGATGGGCGCCGAGCGCTTCCTGCACTACGCATGGGAGGGCGAGCTGGCCGAGCGGCGCCCACGAGCGGGGCTGGAATGAGCGTGCGCCGGCTCAACGATGCCTCGCTGGAGCACCTGATCGCGGTCCTGCGGTACAGCTCGATCGCATCCGGCCTGGCCGCCGTGCTCGCGCTGTGCGTGTTCGCGCTGGCGGGCCGGGCGAGCTGGGCCTATGTCGGTGCGATTCTGGCCGGCTACACCGCTGCCGCCGGCTGGCTCGGCTGGTGGCATTTCGGGAACGCGAGCTGGAGAGGAGGCAACCATGCGGTACCGAGTGACGTTCCCCGGCCCGGTCGGGAAGCTGGGTGAGGGGGTGGCGTCCACGACGATCTACCCGAGCCCGGACCTGAAGATGACCGACCGTCCTGCCCTGGAGCATCAGATCGGGGAGCGGGTGGCCCAGTACGTGCGCGGGATCGGCGCCTCGTCGTCCCGCCAGGTGCGAGCCCAGGCCGCGCTGCTGGTTGACCTGGCGGCCGGTACCGGCTCGATCTGGGCGGGCGACCGCCGGATCGGCACGTTCCACCTGGAACGCCTGGGTGAGGAGGTGAAGCCTGATGCCGGCCCCACCGACTGACGAGGAGATCCGCTACGTGGCCAGCAAGCTCGCGGCGGACTACGTGGAGCAGGCGGCGCGCAACCCGCTGGCGATGGCCCAGCATGCCCACGACTGGTTCCCCGACCATGATGCGGTGGACTGGCGCAAGATCGGGCTGCGCCTCTCGGACAACCTGGGCGCCCTGCGCCAGGCCATGCACGCACGGTTGCTGCGGTTGCAGCGCGACGGGAAGGCAAGGATCCCCGGTGCTCAAGCTCGCTGAGATCGACCCTGATGAGCTGTATCTGCCGGGAGATGTGGCCGGGCTGTTCCACGTGGACTCCAAGACCGTGACCCGGTGGATCAAGGCCGGAAAGTTTCGGGCCGATGAGTGGGTCAAGACCCCGGGCGGGCACCATCGGCTCAGGGGCGCCGGCATCCTGCGCTACGCGCCTGGACGCTGGCCGTCAGCGTCCCCGGAGAGCTGAGCCGTGCCCACCTACGCGGCTGGCACCAGCACCAACAGCTCGGCATCCCGCGCCGAGATCGAGCACGACCTGGAGCGTTTCGGGGCGACCGCCTTCCAGTACGGCTGGGACTCCGACCGCAGGCGCGCCGAGATCACGTTCCGGATTGGCGGCCGGGCCGTCCAGATGACCATGGCCCTGCCGGCTCGGGACCATCCCGACGTGATCTGGACCCCCGCTCGTCGCCGCCAGCGAAGCGCCGAGGGCCAGGCCGAGGCGTACGAGCAGTTGACCCGCCAGCGCTGGCGGGCGCTTGCGCTGGGGATCAAGGCCAAGCTCGCGCTGGTGGAGGCCGGCATCACCACCCTGGAGCAGGAGTTCCTGGCCAACGTCCTGCTTCCAGGTGGACAGAGCGTCGGGAGCTGGGTCGCGCCCGTGGTTGAGCGCGCCTACGAGCTGGACGCGGCGCCCATGCCGGCTCTGCTCCCCCGGCCAGAGAGCGACGATTGACCATGGCCCACGTCAAGGACAAGGCACGCAGGCGGATACGGATAGAAGCCAGCGTCGAGCGCGAGCGGGTGGCCCTGGAGATGTTCCTGCGGGGCCAGCGGTACTCGGAGATCGCCGAGAAGATCACGGTCCACCACGCTTCGGTGGGGGCCATCATCCGGCGAGCCCTGGAGCGCCGGGCGTCCGAGGAGCAGCCCACGGTGGCCGCCGCTCGGGAGCTGTACCTGATGCGGGCCAACGAGCTGCTACGCGCCTGGTGGCCGCTGGCCGTGGGTACGTACGTGACCGACGACGAGACCGGTGCGACCGCCGCGCCGGATCCCCGGGCGGCCGACATCGTGATGAAGCTGATCGACAAGATCGGCGCCGTGATGGGCCAGGGCGTCGTCCAGCAAGCGGGCAATCTGGGGCAGATCGACCTGGTACACAGGATCGATGATAGCCAGGTCAACACATTCCGACAGCAGATCATGAGCAGCCTGGCGGCTATCGCCCAGAAGAACCACGTCATAGACGCCGAGTTCGATGACGTGGGAACCACCCTCCAAGGAGCCGCTGGCCGACCCGAGATCGACACCAAGCCGGCGCCCCCGAGAACCCGAGAGAAGGCAGCGTGAAGCTTCGAGTCCACTTCCTGGCGCCAGAGTCAGGCTCGCCAACAACGTTCGATATCGACTTGCCAGAATCCTTCGACCAGAACCGCGAGGAGCGTGTGTTGCCGCACTGCTCGTCTGGCGTAGTAGTGTTCCGCGATTCCAGTGGCTGGCTGGTGCTGGTGGTGCCGGTGTCGCGTCTGTTGCTTGTCGAGGTGGTCGGGGACACGAATCCCGAGCCCGCCATCCGGAGGTTCGCATGAGCGCGCCGATACCCCTGGACCAGGAAGCCACCTCGGAGGTGTTGTGGGAGATCCACGACGAGCGCGCCAAGCAGGATACGAAGTGGGGCGAGCAGAACCACCCGAACGTAGATCCGCTGGTGGCCGAGCATGTGGCCGCGAACGTCGGCCAACCTCGGCGCGAGCTGACGATAGCTCGGTTCTACCGGGTGCCGACCGCTACCGTTGCCCGCGAGCTGTGCCAGCAGGCGGCGGCTGATGGTCGCTCCACCTGGGGAGACATTCTCCTGGAGGAGTTCTGCGAGTTCCTGGAGGCCGCCGGCCTGGGCGACGACGTAGCGGCGCGCGGAGAGCTGGTGCAGCTCGCGGCCGTGGCCGTCGCGGCAGTCCAGGCCCATGACCGTCGCCAGGCCCAGAAGGCGGCGCGAGATGGCGCCTGCTAGCTCGGTCGTCGAGACCCCGGAGCAGGCCCAGGAGCGGCTGAAGGCTGGCCGCTGGGTCACCTTCGCCGGCAGCGTCGAGCCCCACCGGCTGCCGCACATCCGGGAGCATCTGATCCGGGGATCCGACGCACCCTCCATCACCTGCTGCGGGATGTCGCTGCGCAAGGGGGGAGTTGAGGATGCGGACGGCTCTCGCCTGCCGTGCGGCGCCTGCCTGCGCGTCTGGCTCAACCGCCAGCAGCGGGTAGAGCCAGCCTGGGCGGCCGGTGAGCGCGAGGTGGAGGCCAGGCTGCGGCGTGCCCTGGAGGAGCGGGAGGAGCTGGTGACGAAGGCGCTGGAGCTGGCCGACCAACTCCAGGCCACCGAGCGCGCCCGGGAGAGCTGGGAGGACTGGGGCAAGGGCTGGAAGGCCCAGGCCGAGGCTAACCAGGTGGAACGCGACAAGGCGTGGGCCGAGCTGGACGCCGAGCGGGCCAAGGTGCGCGCTGTACTGGAGTGGGCCGACGCGCTGGAGGTCGCGGCGCCTACCGGCTGGACGAGTCGACTGATGGCAAAGCAGGTCCGGGAGCGGATCATCCCGGCCGGCGTGCCGGCTGATCCGCACCTGCCCGTCCTGATCGAGGGGCGGTACGTGCTCGGCCAGCAGCTCGGAGGCGAAGATGCCACGGGATGACAGCCGACCGTGCCGGGTGTCGACGACGGCCTACGACTGGGGCAACGTCTGCGCGCGGGACGAGTTCGGGGTGCACCACTGCCGGCTGCCGGCCGGGCATGAGGGCGACGACGTGTGCACCTGCGGGACGCGCCGGCTGGCCGGCAAGCCACCGAACCGCGTGTGACAAACGTGGGGCTGTGGGACTAACGTGGGGCACGTGGAGAAGCGGCAGCACGTATCTCTGCGCCTGGGTCGCGAGGGCGTGGAGCATGTGGACGATCGAGCGCGCCAGGCCGGTGTTCCGTGGTCCGAAATGGTCCGATGGATGCTGGTTTACGCGGCACAGAACATGCCCGAGGACTGGCGGCCGAGGGCTGGGGAGTCCTGAGTAACGGAGAGTGAGAATCCCTTATGACCGATACGATGGAGAATGCCGGCCTCGGGTCTCCGGATTCTCGGGCCGACACCGTGTGCCACGCCGACGCATCCCGGAATGCAGGAACCCAGCAAGATCGTACCGTAACCCAGAGTCGTTTTTTGGGAGCTGAGTACCCGGAGGGGACCGTCCTGATCTGGCGCACGTCGATCTGGCTGGCGACGGCCTTGCGGGACGATCGGATCGCGCTCGCCGCCGGTCTGGGTGAGGCGCACTGGTGGTTCCCGACCGGCGCGTCCACCTGGGAGGAGGTCGTGTCCGTCATCTTCGCCATCGGAGAGCCCGATCACGTGGTCCGGCTATGGACAGCGTGAGCCTGCGGCAGGACTGCGCGTTCTGCCGCATCATCGCGGGCGACGAGCCGGCGACCGTGATTCGCAAGTGGAGCCTGGTCTGGGTGATCGAGCCGCTGAACCCCGTGGCCGAGGGCCACGTGCTCCTGCTGCCGACCACGCACGTGCGGGATGCGACCGTGCAACCTGCCGTGACTGCGATGGTGATGCACCGTGCCGCCGAGCTGGCCCGCCTGCCGTGCAACATCATCACGTCGTGTGGCGCCGAGGCGACGCAGACCGTTCTCCATCTGCACGTGCACGTGGTGCCTCGGCGCGCGGGCGATGGACTGAGGCTCCCCTGGAGTAAGCCGTGAAGATCAGTAAGGCATTGTGGCTCGTGGGCTTCCTGGGCACCTTCGGGCTCTGGCTGGCTGAGGAGATCTGGGCCGCCTACGACGCCGATCCCAACACGGTCCCCCTGACCAACTTCCTGGTGGACAACGTACCGGGATGGATCCTGTTCCCGGTGATCCTCACCTTCGCCGTCTGGATCTCCGCTCACTTCTGGATCTACATCCAGCTACACCGGAAAGGCAAGGCATGAGCGAGCAGGTGAGAAGTGGCTGGACCTCGCACGGGTACTGGTACGGACCCGGCAAGCCAGACCAGGCGACTGAGCCCCGGATGAAAGCGCGCTGCGGTGGACCGGGGCTTTGTCCGAAGTGTGCGCAAGAGGGGTATCCGGGCGCGTACCCGGGAGAAGCGTCCTATGGACCGGCCGCCGGTCCAGCGTGATCGCACGCTGGCGCAAGCGGCGGCGGTGCTTCCACCATGACCACAACACCGGTACGAGCTGGATCACATCCGAGCTGGTCAACTGGGGCCGCGCCAAGATCTGGCTCTGCTTCCAGTGTGGCCGGGTGTGGCGATGAGCTGGCTTCTGGCGGCGCTTGTCGTGGGTGCCGCCCTGTTGGGCCTGCTGCTGGGCTGGGCGATTCCCCGGATGTTTCCGTACGACGACGATGAGGAGCGGTGATTGCATGACTCAGACGGTGGCCGTGGACTTCGATGGTGTGATCCATCGGTATTCCAAGGGCTGGTACGACGGCACGATCTATGACGAGCCGATGCCGGGCGCGATCGAGGGCCTAAAAGCGCTCCAGGAGACGTACGCGGTGTTCGTGCTCACGTCGCGGGATCCTGGCCGGGTGGCCGCATGGCTGATTGACCGGAACGTCATCTCTGTTTGGTACACCGATACCCCGGACGCAGAGAACCAGCATCCGGATTTCTGGAATGACCAGGAGATGGTGCTGGTGACGAACCGGAAGCTACCGGCCGTGGCTTACATCGATGACCGGGCTATCCGGTTCACGGACTGGGCCAGCGTGCCAGGCCAGCTCGACGCAAGCAGGTACTTCATGCGCGAGCCCGAGATACAGCCGTGATGAGCGGGCCAACCGAGACGCTTGGGTCCGTGGAACACGTCTTCCAGGCCACCACGAAGTGCAAGTGCGGCTTCGAGCCCGAGACGGGCCAGGACTGGTCACGGCACATCCAGAACGTGCGGATTTACGCCCTGGAGCGGTTGTTAGACGAAATGCTCCGCTCGTTCTACGTGAAGGGCCATCCCGGGTTCGCGGCCATCCGGAGTGGCTGGATCAAGGTCGACAGGCTCGCCGCGTGGCAGGAGGTACGGAAGGGATGAGGCGTCGAGGTTGCCAGTACTGCGAACGCCCGCTGTCCAGGTGGGCGAGGTTGTTGCGCGTCTGGAGCTGCAAGGGATGTGCGACGCGGCTGAGCATGGGCGGCTCGCCGATGACCCCCGAGGGCCGGCGACGCATCGAGGCACAGCCCCCGAGCCGGGGAGTCGACGACGTGTGGCAGGCCAAGCAGGCGCTTGCCCACCCGAGCCGGTACTACGGAGAGGGCGGCACCATCCACGGGACCACGGAGCTGGACGTGGAGATCTGTGACGGTACGGTGGTGGCCGTCTGGTACCGCTGCCAGCAGCTTCCGTACCGCGAGGTCCAGGTGTCGCGCTCACGGGTCGCAGACGTGGTGCACCTGGAGGGTGAGCTTCCCGCGATTACGGGCGTTGAGCTGCTGGATGCCCCGCCGGGCCACCGGATCCAGGTGGGGCACTCGCCGGGGGGTGACGAATGGCCGGTACGGACGTGAGCCTGGACGCACTGCTGGTCAGCTTGACCCCGCACGAGCCCTCGGCCCGCTGCGAGAATATCCACTGCTTTATCCACATGGTTGACGAACCTGGGGACGGCTACCTCACGTGCGGGGAGTGCTTCCACCTGTTCCGGACCAGGCGGGCCTTGCGAGCGGCCGAGCGTGCCCAGCTTCGCGACGACTGGCGGCATCCCTGGTCGCGTCCCACCTGGAGGCGGCGGCGGTACCCGGCAACCGCCCTGACGGTCTCGCGCTGGGTGCGGCACTACCTGACGATTCGGGCGGGCAGGATCTACTCCTGCCCGCTCTGCGCCCACGACTTTTAGGCTGACCAGCCGGTAACATGATAGGCTAGGCGAGTCATGTAGAACCCTCACCTGGAGGACCGATGTCCCTGCCCAGCCCGTCCCACGTGGGCGACCCTGGCGGCGTGAAGGCCCGTACCGCCGGTCAGCGCGGCGTCTCCACGCGCGCGCTGCCGTTCGTCCGGCGCCTGGCCAACTACCAGAACCAGCCGAACACCGGCCTGTACGCACCACTCACCCCGGCCCAGCTCCGTCGATCGGCCAAGAAGCTCCGCGCGGCCGGTGACCCGGTTACCGCTGCTGCCATCCGTCCTGGCAGTTTCAGGGGGCGGCCGGGTGACCTCGCATGAGGTACCTGCTCGCTCCGGGCGACATCCCGACCGGTGGCGCCAAGGGCTTCGCTGCCGGCCTGGCGGCCTGGTTCACTCCCGAGCACATCGGCGGGGTGCTGGCGTTGCTGGTGGTGGCCGTCTTCGTAGCCAAGCTCTGGAAGGTGCTCATGGGCCATCCGGTGCTGTTCGTGGTGGTGCTCATCCTGGCCGGCGTGGCGCTCGGCTTCGTCACCCTCACCCCGCCCCGTGACCCCGGCCATCAGCCGCTCGTGCCGGCCACTGGCCCGCCGATCCCCCGGTGAGCCCGCTAGCCCTGGCCGGCGCCTGCGCGGGTGCCGCCTTCCTGATCGTCGCGTTCATCGGCGGTTCCATCCAGAGTCACGACGGAGAGTCGGTGCCCTGGTTCAAGACCGCGCTGGGCGTCGGCTTCGCGATCTTCCTGCTGGTGCTCGCCCTGATCCTGATGCCGTGGGGAGCGTGAGCTTTATGGATCCCTCCCTTGCGCTGTTCTGTGTTCTCGCCGTTCTTGTGGTTGTTGCACTGATGATCTGGATAGGGAGACCGTGAGCACCGTGGGGAACTACACCCTTGCCGGGTACTGCGCGGCCGTGACGTTCGCGGTCGCCACGCTGATCTGCCTGTACCTGCACCAGCCTCGTAAGGCGCTGTGGTTCGCGCCGATGATGGCCGCCATCATGTTCGCGATCGTCATGGTTGCGAGCGTCCAACCCTGAAACCTGGAGATGATCTATGGGACGACTGGAGTACCCCTGGCGGAAGGACGAGCAGCCCCCCGTGCCGTCCTATCGGAACTCGGTGACGGGAAGCATGATCGATCGAGAGTTTGCCACCTACATCGTGCACACGGCGACGGATGAGCGGGTACGCGATCTGCTGCGCGTCACGGCGCACGAGCTGAACAACCTGCTCCCCGAGTGCTCGCGCAAGACCGAGGCCATCGACCACCTGCGGTTGGCGATGTGGGCGGCCGTGAGCGCGGTCACCTGCTATGGCACTCACCAGCCGACCTGGGTGGAGTCGGCAACCGACGCGGCGGCACGCCACGTGGAGCAGGCGTACGGGCTGCCGGCCGGCTCGCTGGTGGTCGACAAGACGCCGGTATGCCCGGCCGATCCCGCCGATCGGGCCATGGAGAGCCTGGAGCGCGCGTCCAGCTCGTTGGGTGCGTTGGTGGCGGACGAGGCCCAAGCGCGTCAGGTGGGCAAGCCGTGACGAACCTGCCCCTCATCGTCATCGTGACCATGATCCTCGCGGTCGGCGGCCTCTGCCTGATAACCGGCGCGGCCGTCAGCAAGCGCACGCTGATCTTTATCGGTGCGGGGATCATCCTGATCGGGGTGGCCGTAATGATGGTCTTCTACCCGGATCCTGGCCAGTAGTGACCGAGACGAAACGTCCCCCGACTGTCTCAAGGTCGGGGGACGTTCGGTTGGGACGCGACTTCCGGTCAGGGTTACGGTACCGCCCCCTCACGGAGCCAGGTCAACAGCTTCTCGGTGTCCCCCGCGCGCTCCCGGGCGTCCGTCCGGGCGGCCTCGTAGCCCTGGCTGCGCACTTCATCTACATCCACCGTCTCGGCATCATCGTCCACGTGCACCCACCCTTCACCCGGATCGCACTCCTGGCCCATGGCGTACGCCCGGTTGGCCGCCGCGACGAACCGGGGCTGGCTGGCCCAGAACATCACGGAGCCGAACCCCTCGGTGAACTCGCTGGCCACGTCCAGGAGTTGCTGGTAGCTCAGCTCTTGGGGTTCGTCGCTCATGGTCATCGCTCCATGGGGTTTGCGTGACGTGATGCCGGTAGGGTATCATGTATAGCGTAACCGATCATAGCTGAGAGGAGGATCCCGTGGACTCAGGAAAGTCCGGCTGGCCCGGCGCGCTGATGGTCATCGTCATCGTGCTCGCCATCGCGGCCGTTTGTATCGCGTACCGGCTCACGTCGCACTGATGCACCACCACCACTGCCGTACCTGCTGGCGCCGGCATCGCCTGGCGCATCGCCAACAGGCCATCTACGACTTCGTGTACCTGTTCACGCGGGCTGTCCTGATCGTGACGAGCCCGCTACGACGATCCACCTGGAGGAAAAGACCGTGATTGTCAATCTGCTGTGCCTGCTGGGCGTGGGCAGTGCCGCTGGTGCGGGCCTGTCGTTCAACGCGATGCAGCACAACATTGTGGGCCTGCCGGCCGGGATCGGCTTCGCCGCACTGGCCCTGACCCTGTTCGTCGGGGCCGCCAAGATGGGCAAGGCGAGCAAGTGACCAAGCTGAAGATGGGCTTCGGCCTGCTGCTCGCGCTCGGGCTCGGTGTGCTCGCCCTGTCCGTGGCGCCCTGGGACATCCCTGATCGGGTGGACGCGCCCCGGCCGCACACTCCGCCACACGTCATTGCCCAGCGGCCGGGCCAGACCCTCCGGTTCTCGGTCAACTGGGAGCGTCCGGCCGACGTGCCCGAGCGGATCGTCTTCCACGTCGCGGGAACGCAGGAGACCTTGACCAGTGCTCAGCTCTCGCCCGAGCTGGGGCGCTGGTCGCTGGAGGTTCCCTATGACCCCAAGGTCACGTATGCCCTGGAGGCGTGGCAGACCAACACGAACGCGGGCCTGACGGTGGGGGAGATCCGCATCCTCGGACCGGGCCTCGGCTTCGGTGACAGCGATCGGATCAACCAGGGGCGCGGCACCTTGCGGTGCTGGGTCAACGCGGGCATCTGATGAGGCGCCTCGGGACGTTCTGGCCGGTGGTCTTCATCGTCCTGACCCTATGTGCCGGCATCCTCTACCTACAGGACAAGATCGACCACCTGGAACAGAAGTGCGGAAGCACCTCGACCCGCTGACCTGCTAGAACGCACGTACGAACGTGTAGGGCCACGCTTGACAAGTCCGTCAGGCGTGGCCCACACTGTCTCTCCAGACGAGGGAGGCGACAGTGAGTAGCCAGGTCAGCACACCTGTACGAACGAGCGTGGCAGCGGAGATCCGCTGGCTCTGGAGCACGCGCTACGGCCAGCTCGCCATCCTCGCCGTGCTGACCGGCCTGGTCTGGGTGTCCGGCCTGCTGTGGCTGGGCGGCCCCGCCTGGCTGCCGGCCTGGGGCACCCCCGTGCCGATGCTGCTGGCCCTCACCAGGCGCCGGCTACTGGGCGCGGACTGGGTGCGGTCGGCGTGAAGCTCGCAGCCCGCTTGCTCCCCCTCGCCGTGGTCTTGCTCGCGGCTTGCTCGTCGCCTGCTCCAGCCCAGCCGGACGCGCCGGCCTCCTCGTCCCCCGAGCAGTCGACACCGGCCGTACCTGCGCCGGCTCCGTCTGTCTCGCTGGACCCGCTGCCGCCCGTGGCCGGGCCGGCTGTCGTGGAACCGTCGCCGGCCGAAGGCGTACACCCCGGGGCGTTCTGTCATCCGGCCGGTGGGCTCGGGTACACCGTGGACGGGCGGCTGATGCGGTGCGAGGCGACCCAGGCGGATTCGCGCCTGCGGTGGCGTGCCGCCTGACCGCTAGCCTTGCGCCATGGCGCGATCACCAATGGAGGAGCTGGCCCAGCTCGCACCAGAGGTTCAGGCGCGCTGGCTGGCTGAGCAGCCGGACTGGGCTGTCGAGCAGATGGCCCGGCGCGAGTGGTGGTGGATCGGTCGGCCCGAGCAGCACGCTCCAGATGGAAAGTGGTTCGTCTGGCTGATCCAGACCGGCCGGGGCTGGGGCAAGACCAACACTGGGGCCGAGTGGATAGTTGACCGCGCAATAAACTACCCGCTCGACATCCAGGGGCGCTCGACGGAACACCTGCTCATCGCGGAGACCCTGAGCGACGCCATGCGCCAGTGCATCGGCGGCCCGGCCGGCGTGCGGCGGGTGCTGGAGCGGCGCATCGGGCCTGAGTCGGACAAGCCGGGCGACGGTGGGGCGTGGCATCTCTGGAAGTCCCCGAAGCCCTACATCGAGATCTTCGAGCACGGCCAGATGATCTACATTGAGGGCGCGGACGACGAAGACGTTGGCCGGGGGTACAACGCGGCGAGCGCCTGGTTGGACGAGTACGCCAAGTGGAAGAAACCTGACGGCTCGTGGTCTGAGGGCATCATGCCGGGCCTGCGCGCCGACCTGCCCGGCGACTTCCCGCGCTGCCTGGTCACCACCACGCCAAAGCTCGTCGTGCAGCTCGTGGAGTGGATGCAGCGCGACGACGGCTCGGTCCACCTGACCACCGGCTCCACCTACGACAACGCGACCAACCTGGCGGCGCCGGCCATAGCCGAGCTACACCGTCGTTACCACGGCACCCGCCTGGGCCAGCAGGAGCTTCACGGCCTGCTGATGCTGGAGGCCGAGGGCGCGCTGTGGAACCTGGACATGATCGAACCGCATCGGGTCGACAGCCCGCCCGAGCTGACCAACGTCGTGGTGGCCATGGACCCGCCCGGGGCCGACGACCCGACCAGCGATGAGTGCGGACTGGTCGCGATGGGACGCGGGGTCGACAGCCGGGATTACGTAGTGGGGGACTGGTCGAAACGGATCGTAGGCCACGCGGCGGCACGTCGCGCCTGGGAGATGGTGCTGCTCTACGACGCCTCCGTGTTGATCGTCGAGGAGAACCAGGGCAAGCGCTGGCTCCGGGAGGTGCTGGTGCGCGCGTACCGGGAGATGCAGGACGAGGGCCTGTTCCCTCCAGGTGGAAACCCCCCGCTGAAGATGGTCGTCGCGAAGGCCGGCAAGCGGCTACGGGCCGAGCCGATCGCGGCCCGCTACGAGCAGGGCGCGGTGTCGCACGTGCGCGGCCAGAACCTCGGAGACCTGGAGACCCAGATGGTCAACTGGGTACCGGAGGAGACCCCCAAGAGCCCGGACCGTATCGACGCCCTGGTCTACGCCGGGCTCTGGCTGTCCGGGCGCGAGCACGTGATGGCGGCCACGGCGAGCCCGGCCCAACGCCAGCTCCCCCGCACCACTCTCGGCCCGCTGGCGACCGGGCTGCCCGGTGCCTACGGCGGCGGGTACGGTAGCTGAGCCCCGCGCCGGGCTGAGCCCGTCCTGGCTCTCCTCCCCAATAGCAGTGCCATCGGCCTGCCCGGTGCGGGGCGCCCCGCACCCTATGCTGTGCACATGCAGTCACCGATCATCCTTGCGATTTACGCGCTGGCCGCCGCGCGGATAACCCGGATGGTCACCACGGATCGACTGTTCGACCGGCCACGTCGCGCGTTCATCGTGGCGGCCTGGCGGCGCGCCCATCCGTGGATCAAGGCCGAGCCACCCGAGGAGCAGGGCAACGCACTCGCGATGGTGCTGTCCAACCACGCGAAGGATCCGCCCCTGTCCGCCTACCTGATCTCTTGTCCGTGGTGCATGTCCATCTGGATCGGCGGTACGGTAGCCCCATTGGTCTGGTTCTGGGGCTACCGGCCCTGGATGCTCATCCCCGCCTTCGCTCTGGCGGTCAGCTACCTGACCGGTTTCCTAGCCTCGCGCGAGGGGTGAGAAGTGGCGTTGCTTCGTCGTACCCCGGCTGCCGTGGACGACCTGCTCCCAGCGGTACCGGGGGGCGACCGGTTGCCGTCGCTCGTGGCCGCCGCGAGCCAGGTCCAACTGGACGGGGCATCGGCCCTGTCGCTTCAGATCAAAGACCAGGAATGGCAGCAGGAAGCCTGGCGGCACTACGACATCTGTGGTGAGTTCCGGTTCGTCACCAACCGGCACGCCGGGGCGCTGTCGCGCTGCCGGCTGTTCGTCGCAGAGGTAGACCAGCTCGGGCGGCCGGGCAAAGAGTGCACCGACGCGGAGATCCAGATCCTCGCTGAGTCGGTTTTCGGCGGGCCGGCGGCGAAGGCCGAAGGTCTGCGCACGATCGCGATCCAGAACTACGTAGCCGGTGAGTGCTACGTCATCGCGGAGGGCAACAACAAGACCCAGGGTGACAAGTGGTACGTCGCCAGCCCGAAAGAGCTGAGGAAGTACAGCGGAACCGTCCAGGTCAAACGCCCGATGACCATCGGGGGCGGCTGGAAGTCCCTGGCCAAGGGCTCGGACCTGCTGATGCGGATATGGACCCCGCACCCGCGCCTGTTCGACGTGGCCGACAGCCCCTCGCGCTCGGTGCTGCCCATCCTGCGCGAGATCGAGCGGCTGACCCAGCTCTGTTTCTCCCAGATCGACTCGCGCCTCATCAGCGCCGGCCTGCTGCTGCTGCGCGATGGTGTCGACTTCCCGCACGCCGAGGACAAGCCCGGTGGCGTGGAGGGGCTTCTGGAGATGATCCTGGAAGCCGCCCGAGCCCAACTGACCGGCGCGGGCACGGCGGCCGGGCTGGTGCCGATCCTGGCGACCGTGCCCGTGGGGGACAACCGGTACTCGGATGTGGCGTCGTCGTTCGCCCACATCAAGTTCGACACCCCGCTTACCGCCGAGCTGGAAAAGAAGCTCGACCAGGCGATCCGGCGCCTGGCACTCGGGCTGGACATCGCGCCCGAAGACCTGTTGGGCCAGGGCGAGGCCAACCACTGGGGCTCGTGGCAGATCGAAGAGTCGTCGATCAAGCTGTTCATCGAGCCGGTGCTGGTGCGGATCTGCGACGCGCTCACCACGGCCTACCTGGCACCCGCGCTGAAGGTGCTCGGCAAGGATCCGGACAAGTACACCCTCTGGTACGACACGTCCCCGCTGACTGTGCGGCCCAACCGCATGGAAGACGCCATGCAGCTCTGGGATCGGGGCGTCATCGGGGACGACGCCCTGGTCGCGGCCGGTGCCTTCGATGGTGGCGACAAGCCAAACGCGAAGGCTCAGCTCCGCTGGATGGCCTGGCAGGTGGTGAAGGCCAACCCGGCGCTCATCGCCGCGCCCGGCCTGGCCGAGCTGCTGGGCTTCCCGCCCGAGGTCATTGCGGCCGGGCTGTCGGCTCCCGCACCCGCTGGGCCTCCACCTGGAATGCCATTCGGCCCGCCCGAGAACGCTCTCCCGCCGGGTGTGGGCGGCGCGGCCGGGGCCATCCCCGCCCAGCCGACCAGCCAGGCGAGCCCGGCGCAGCAGGGCGCCCAGTATGCGGCCCTGCTACCGGCCGCCGAACAGGTGGTGTACCGGGCGCTGGAGCTGGCCGGCGGGCGGCTGCTGGACCGCTCGGCACGCGGCCGGTACGGCGACGTGGCCAGGTTCGACCTGCACACCCGCGTGCAGCCGCGCGACCGCGCACACGCGGCCGAAGTAATGGCCGGTGCCTGGGCTCACCTTGCCCCGCTGGCCGGGCACTTCGGTGTGCCGGTGGCCGAGCTGGAGCACCTGTTGCGCGAGTACTGCACGGAGCTGTTGGTACGCGGCTTCCCCCACAACTCGGAGCTGCTGCGCGAAGTGCTGTCGCGGGGCTTCCGTCGATGACCGCACCGACCACGCCTCCCCCGCAGGGCAACACCGGCAAGGCCGCTGTCGCGGTTGGTGCGGTGGCGCTGGCCGGCGGACTGCCTGATCCGTGGCTGCCGGTGCGCTGGCGCCGGCTGGCCGGCATGATGCGGGCCGAGCGGGCGCTGTTCGCCGCGTACTCGGGCTTCCTGTCCAGGTGGATCGGGGCGGTACGGCAGCGGGTGGTGCACGGGAAGGTGGTCAACAGCCACGCGGTCTTTTCCCTCGGGCACGCCTTCGACCTGGGCGTCGGGCGGATCGTGGACGTGCAGATGCGCGAGATCTACGAGGGCGCCTGGCACAACGTGATGCTGGCCGCGCCGGTACCCCCGAGCCGGGTGGAGACCTACCTGGACGGCGCGCGTAACCGGATGTCGGGCGTACCCGACCAGGTGTATGCCCAGGTCAAGGCCGAAGTCCTGAAGGCCAACACCGAAGGGTGGTCGATCGACGAGTTGGCCGGGCATGTCGAGACGGTGCTGTCGGACAACGACGTGGCCACCTGGAAGAACCGCAGCGTGGTCGTCGCCCGGACCGAGGCGATCGGCGCATACAACGCCGGCACCCACGCCGGCTTCCTGGCCTACGCCGACCAGACCGGCGGCCCGTGGGAGCACGCCTGGCTGTGCACCCACGACGAGCGGGTACGCCCGACCCACTTGGCGGCCGACATCGGTACTCCGGGCACGGGCCAGCGGGTGCCGCTCGGGGAACCGTTCAGCGTGGGGGACGCGCTGCTGGACTACCCCGGCGCACTCGGTCCACGTGCCACGCCCGAGGAAGTGATCCAATGTCGGTGCGCCCAGTTGCTCCTGCGACCTGGCGAGCAGCAAGACCTGTCCAACCGCCACGGTAAGGGAGCGCCGGCATGAGCGACGTTGCTGAGCTGTACGGCCTGGGCTGGTCTGCCCCATCGCTGTACGACCTGGACGAGTTTGGTGACTGGACCGAGGGGCTACATCCGCGTGGCCACGGCGGTAAGTTCGCTACCGCCGTGGCCAAGGTGCAGGCGAAGCACCCGGGCGTGGAGTTGCGGGTGGGTCACTCGGGCGGCGATACGGCGCGGGTGAGCTTGATCCGCACGCCTGAGAGCCAGCGCGGTAAGGGGCTGGCCGGCGCGGCGATGCGCGATCTCACGAAGGCCGCTGACGAGCACGGCGTACGGCTCACCCTGACGCCTGAGCCGTTGGCCGGCGACCGCAAGACCAGCAAGGCGAAGCTGGCCGCCTGGTACAAGACCCACGGGTTCGTGGAGAACAAAGGGCGTAACAAGGACTATGAGATCAGCGACACCATGCACCGCGCGCCGCGTAGCCTAACGGCGGCCAGCAAGCAAAGGATCGAAGATCCTGAATCACCGAAGGTCCACACTGGATGGTCGCCAGCCCGGCCCAACTGGGCGGATCTGTATGCGCAGGTCGATCATGACCCAGGCGGGTTCTACTCCCAGCCGGCCATGGCGCACTGGACCTGCGACGTGGGGGAGTTCTGCCGCAACCCCTTGCACCCTGGCCCGTGCAAGGGCTGGAAGCACATGCTCCACAGCGTGGCGCCAGGGGCGTATCACGCCTACGAAAAGGGGCGGGTTGCCAAGCTCAACGAGCAGCGCAAGGCCAAGATCGCGGCTCTTGAGGCGCTTGGTCAGCCGGTTCCCGCGTACCTGAAGAAAGAGGTCACCTACGCCCAAGTGCCGAAGGCGCCGGCCGGCTACTCCCCGCCGTTCACTCCGAGCGCGGAGGCCCTGAAGGCGATTCCGACGAAGGCCGAGATCGGCGCGGAGCTGGACAAGAAGCACGCGGCTATTGCTGTGACCCAGAAAGCGGCGCACGCCGACAAGCAGCACTTGGCCCTGATTAACTCCGCGAAGGCTCTCGGGTACCCGATCGGGTCGAGCGAGAAAGCCAAGATCAAGTTCCACGAGATCGCGGCCAACCTCAAGCCCGGAGAAAAGATCAGCGACCAGCCGCTTATCGCGACCGCTATCGACCAACTGGCGACGAGGGCCGAGGAGATCCTGGCCAAGAACGGCCAGGGCAGTACGCCGGGCCTGCATAAGGTCATCGCGCAGGACATCGCGGCCCACGTGGACGCCGGAATCCCCGAGCCCCCGCTGACCGTTCAGTCGGTGCTCAACGCTAAGCCGGCGGCGCACGTTCCGCACAACGACATGCAACATGCGGCGGCCGTGGCGGGCCTGGTGACAGGTAGCCCGCACCATGGCGTCTCGGTGGGGCACCAGCACAGCGCCTATGACAGCCCTAACGTCAACAAGCAGGAATACGACAAGCTGAAGCCGGTTGAGCAGAAGAACGTCAAGGATCACCTGGTCGCGATGTATGACAGCGCGCCGGGGCAGACGACCTCGGCGGCTGCCAAGCTCGGCATTCCGATGATGGAGATTCTTGATCCAACTGGGATGGGTGCTCCCGGCAAACCCAAGTCGATCGAAGCCCAGCAGGTCATGCAGGCCATCAGTGACCCCGGCAAGTCGGCCGCGCAACGACTGGCCGCGTACGAGGGGCTGACCAAAGATTCTCTGGCCGAGCTGCCCGAGGGGTACCAGAAGTCCCTTAAGGGCGATCTCCAGGAGATGATCGACAAGGGCGGGTACTTCGGGGAAACGGCAACCCCGGTACATGCCAAGCTGTTTGGCGCGGTGGCCGGCTCGACCCCGGACCATGCGGCCGAAGCCAAGAAGATCATGGGCCAGCCGGACAAGAGCCTGATTACTAAGGCTGCCGAGCTGACCCCGGAGCATATTGCAGCGCTGCCGAGCGCCGATAAGGCCGCGCTAGCTAAGAAGCTGGCTGACATCGAGCCGGACCTCTCGCCTGGCCTGGCGAAAACTGCCGGCGACATTCATGCCAAGCTGGTCGGGCCGAAGACTTCACCAACCACCAAGAAGGTTCCGCAACACCTGGTGGATGCTGCTGCTACTGAGGCACAGAAGCTCAACAGCACCCCGATCGACCACGAGAAGATCCTGACCGCGCATGAGTCCGTTGACTGGTCCAAGGTCAACACGGCGGGACACGACAGCGCGGCGATGGATCTTCACCAGATACTCAATAACTCGACGGTCCCGCAAGCGCAGAAGGACCGAGCCAAGGTGTTGCTTTCTAAGATCAACAACACCCACGCGGCACCGGACAAGCCCGGGTCGATCAAGGCACCGGCCGGAACGCCGAACGGAAAGCTCACGCCGACCGGTCAGAAGCTCGGTACCCATGGCGCCGAGGTTGCCGCCGATGTGACCGGCAAGAAGTTCCTGGTCAAGCCCCATGCGCCATACGGGGACTTCACGTCTCACGGAGAAGTGGGCGCGAGCCAGCTAGCCAAGTCGGTGGGGCTGCCAACTCCCGAGGTTCACTTGACGCCGGATGGCACCGTGCAGGAGCTTGTCCCCGGCGCGAAGGACGCCTTCCCGGGCAAGCAGTTCGACCCCGCGAAGTTGTCCAGCCAGGATGTGCTGGATCTCCAGAAGCATCACGTTCTGGACTGGCTGATCGGTAACCACGACGCGCACCCGGGCAACTTCTTGCGTGACGCCGATGGGAATCTCGTCGAGATCGACAAGGGCCAGGCGTTCAAGCATTACCACGAGGACAAGCTGAGTTCCGAGTACCACCCGAACGCGGTATATGGGGAGAGCCCCCCGGTTTATAACACTTTGCTGAAGGCTGCCGAGCTGGGCGACGTTCAGCTTCACAGCCCGGCGCCGGGTGAGCCGCTGGGGGAGTTCATCAAGCAGGTTCAGGCGATCCCGACCGCCAAGATTGCGCAGATGTTCGGGCCGTACGCGGAGTCCCGGTTCAACGGCAACGAAGAGAAGGTGCACACCTTCTTGAACCAGATCGTCGTGCGCAAGAAGAACCTGACCAGTAGCTTTGACCAGCTCTACCTGGGTCACGTCAAGTCGTCTGAGCTGAAGATCTCCGGTCCGAACCATCAGACCGAAGCCAAGAAGATCATGGAGCAGCCGAACAAGAGCCTGCTCACGAAGGCATCGGAGCTGACCCCCGAGCACATTGCCGCCATGCCAAAGGCCGACAAGGACAACCTGGCGGAAAAGCTTGCGAGCCTTCAGCAGGATCTGATATCGCCAACCTTAAAAAAGACGGCTGGCGATCTCCACGCCAAGCTATCCGGCAAGACCCCCGCGTCGGTCCTGCCGGCAGCTCCTCTCCCGGCGGGTACGCCGGCTCACGTCCAGCACGCCCAGTCTCTTGCCACCGGGGCAACCTACGGCACCGCGAAGGCGAAGCTGGCGGCGTACGAGAAGCTGACCGCTCCTGAGTACCACTCCCTGCCGCATGAGGTCCAGGTGGCTATCCACATGGACCTCAACGAGGCTCACGAAAAGTTCGTGGACCCAAAAAAGAAGGCTGCCGTCAAGGCGGCGCTGAGCAAGTTGGGGGCGCCTGGGGAGGCGGGTGCGGAGGTTACCGCGCATCAGCACGCCGTGGCTCACGATGCCGTGAAGCAGCTCACTGGCACGGGGCCGGTGGCGGCACCGGCTTCGGTGGTTCAGAGCTGGCAGAACGCGAAGGACGGCAAGGCTGGAGGTTTGGGCTCATCTGTCGACGAGCAGGCTTCCACGCTCAGCAAGAACTTTGCCCAGACCTGGGCGTTCAAGTACCTGGAGAACGAACCCTTCATGGCTTCTGCGTTCTCGCCGGCCGAGCAGAAGACGATCAAGACCAAGGTCGCGGCCGAGATGAAGGATATGTTAGTCAAGGGGCTGGCCGAACCTCCACCGAACACGATTCTCCAGGTGGCCAAAGATGGCCCGAACATGAATCTGGCGGCTAAGGCAGAGATCTTCAAGCATCTTGCCGGGATCAAGTCCCAGCCGGTATCAAAGCCGGCTGGGATGAAGACCTCGGCAGGACTTGGTAAGGGTAAGAGTCTCGCGAAGATCTCGGATGGCGCGAAGGACAAACTGCTCCAGGCATACAAGGGCCAGGGTGCGGATTCGTATCTGAAGAGTCCGGTTGAGGACAACTACGCGGCCGTCCTGGCAGTGGCGCACGCTCATCACAATAAGCCTGGCTATGGTTCCCTGAGCCTGTCTCAGGTCATCGATTCGATCGACGAGGCGTCCGCCAAAAAGGCCGGGCTCGCCAACTCGGGAGCGCTCAAGCAGAAGATCTCGGACTGGTTGGCGACTCCGGAGGGCAAGAAGTACGCACTCAAGGCTAAGCCCGATTTGACCAAGGTTGACCAGATCGCAGCCGGTGTCGTCGAGCCGATCAAGCTCATAAAGCCTGGCAAGCCGGGCCAACTGGTGAAGGGGAACAAGCTCCAGAAGGTCGGCGGCCCTGGCGGCTACAAGGCCAGCGAGACGGATTTCCCGGCGCTGTCACACAGCCAGATATCGGCAGTCCAGACCGAGTACCAGATCAGCGCTGGTGCCCAGTGGAACGCGAAGCAGCGTCAGGCGATCAAGGAATACACCAGCTCGTCCTACATCGAGATCAACGGCTGGCTTCGTGACGGGGGTGAACCCTACGGCGGGCAGGCGACGATTGAGCACGCCCATGCGCTCCAGTCCGCCATGCTGCCGCTCCAGCAGAACGCACAGTTTGCCCGAGGTACGGACTGGAGCCAGTTCCCGCCCGGATTCCAGGATCCGACCGCTGTCAAGAAGCTGGTCGGAAAGACCATTGATGATCCTGGATTCATCTCTACCGCTACAGCCGGGCAGTCGCAGGGATTCCAGTCCAAGAAAGTCCGGCTGGTGATCGAGGCGCCGAAGGGGACCATGGGCGCCTACGTGGAGCATCACACGAGCGTTTCGGGCGAGTATGAGTTCATCCTGGCGGCCGGCACCAAGTTCAAGGTGCTGAAGGTCGCGGAGGATCACTACGGCAAGACGGTGGTTACGTTGCGGGTGGTGTCATGACGGACAAGAAGCAGCCGCGCGGCGATGAGCGCTGGGGTGACCTTGAGCTACGCGTGGTGGATGATGTACCCGACGCTGAGGAAGGCCAGGGTATGACGCCTGAAGAGATCCAGGCGTTCCTGGACCGGCCGCTAGGAACCGAGGAGGAGGGGCAATGACGGACCCCTGCACCGATTGCCCCGACGACTTCGCGGCCGTCACGGCGACTGATGAGACCGAGCCGGACGCCGGGCTGGACCCGCGTGGGACCAAGGTCACGAAGTGGGGGCCTGCTCTGCTCGCGCCGATCGGGAAGCCGACCGGCGACAAGCGGCGCTTCGCGGCCGGTGCGCTGAGCAATCGGGATCTTCCCCTCGGGCTGAAGTGGCAGCGCCAGGACGGGCAGGGGCATTCCGGCTCGGTGGTCATCGGCACCTTGGACGGCATCACCTACGACGAGGACGGCGCGCCGTCCGGCTTCGGCTTGCTGTTCAATCCGGACGCCGCCCAGCTCCCGCGCCTCGCCGAAGACGTGAACGAGGCTCGGATGCTGCTGGAGCAGGGCGTCATCGGGCCTTCGGTGGACCTGGACGATATGGAGTTCCACGCGCTCGACGATAAAGAGGCCGGCCAGTACGCGGCCGACCAGCGCCCGGAGATCGAGGTGACCCGGGGCCGGATCAGCGCGGCCACCTTGGTGCCGATCCCCGCCTTCGCCGAGGCTCGTTCGCTGCCGCTGACCGACATGGACCCGGCGGACTATGCGGCCGAGCTGGAGGCACACAACCTGGCGCTGACCGCTGCCGTTCGTTCCAACTGGAGTGGCGTGCCGATCGCGGACGGGGGCACCTGGGACGCGGGCGAGGCCGCCAAGCGGGTACGCGACTGGGCCAGCGGAGACGCGGGCAAGGAAGCTCAGGCATACCTCTGGTCGGACGGCAACCAGCACAAGTTCCCGATCGCGGATGTGGTGAACGGCGGCCTGAAGGTGGTTCCGGCGGCGCTCGGCGCGGCGGCGGCCATCCTCAACGGGGCACGCGGTGGCACGACCATCCCCGAGCCTGACCAGGCGCGGATGCGCTCAATCGTCGCCTCGCTGCGCAAGCGGGCCGGCGGTACCGAAAGCGGCGACTTCGCCGAGGCAGTGATGGGGGCGATGGTGGCCGCAGCCAACCTGAACGAGATGGAGTCGGCCCCGCTGCCGGCCGAGTGGTTCGCCGATCCGGAGCTGGCCGGGCCGACCGCGCTCACGGTCACTCCAGATGGACGGGTATTCGGGCACCTGGCCACTTGGCGTACCTGCCACACGGGCATCCCCAACGCCTGCACCACAGCGCCGAAGTCGCGCAGTAAGTACGCCTACTTCCACACGGGCGCGGTCGACACCACGGCGGGAGAGATGGCCGTGGGTCGGATCTCCACGGGCGGCGGCCACGCCGACACCCGCTGGGGCTTCCAGGCGGCGGCCGAGCACTACGACTCGACCAGCGCCCAGGCGGCCGTGGTCCGGGCCGGCGAGGACAAGCACGGGATCTGGGTGGCCGGCGCGGCGCTGCCCGGCGCCGACCTGGCCG